CATATCTCTGCTAGAGTTTCTCTAGTTGAGGAGACCGTTTCTGTAGCCTAAGTTCTACAGCGTGACTACCACGACACATCTAATGGATAGTTGCGTATTTAGATGTCTTTTTCTTTAAAGTTTTTTTATTCTTTATAGATTCAGTATACAAAATAAAATCGCTGAGTATGTTTGTTGTTTCTCTATACAAAGCTAAAAACAAAAACAACTAAACTTGTAGTATTTTAATTTAAATTATCTAAAAGACGAGAGTTCAATTCTCTCCGCGTCCAAGATATAAATATCCCGATAATTTTTCAAAAAAAGTGTAATAAAATATATGTCTAGGACATATTCATATAATCAATGGACTTCTCCAACAGGAAACGTAAATGGCGTATCATTTCCGATATTATATGGAGGCACAGGAATTAATGAGTTAGTAGCTCCAAATATAACAACTATTACACCAGGAGATTCTACAATGACGATCTCCTTTACAGATACAAATACTTATGGAAATCGTAATAGCGTTTATGCAATTTTTGGTAATGGCTTGACTTTGGGATATGCTACTGGCACAAATTTAGGAGGTTCAAATAGAAGTACTCAAGTCGCAGGTTTTACAAATGGAATTCCCTATGCTATGCAAATTGCGGCGATGGCATACTCTGGTAATGCTCAATTTCCTAATATAGGATATCAACAGTCAGATCTAAGTAATACAGTTAATGCAACTACACAATGGGTTTTACCTACTCAACAATACAACAATGATCTTAACCCAGTAGCACCAGTAGAGGTAATTAGAGTACCTTCTACGATATATCCTAATTGTGAATTAGTTGCTACATCTACTTTTACATATAATGGTAATCAATATACTGGTACGAACTTAAATCAAAATATGTCAATAGGATTATATGATGGCGTTATAAAAGTAAAAGCAAGAATAGTTCAAGGTTCTTTAGATGGAACATATAATGGAGAAGTAGACTATGTATTGAAAGATATAGATGTTAATATATTAAATGCTTTTAACACTATATATAACTCTAATTTTAAACAAATTGATACAATTTACGATGAAGCTACTGAGCCTTTATGTCCTAACTGTCCAGATTATATGGATAATTATGTTAAATCTTCTATAGAAGAACTTATAGCAAGAGAGTACTACATTAGCAAAGAGTTTTTAAAGAAAAATATTAAATCATTTATAAAAAATAATTTCAATGAAGCTTTAAAATCTAGAGATGCAGCCAGAAGATTTATAGATATCTTAAATTTTCAAGCAATTGGACTATCCAACAATTGGAAAGATTATGAAATACCTTATAAAGGAACAATATGGATAAATGTAAAACTGATCGTGGGAAGTGAATGGGATCCATACAACGCTTCAAAGAGAGATGTTTTTAACTATAATCTTATAGATAATAATAATAAAATTTTAAAAACAGGTAGAGGAGTAGGAGCAATAGTTTTTACAGATCTTCCAGATTGTTCTACTTTTAGCTTTGGAGTATTAAGAGCAGTTTCTTCAACTAGTGATTTAACAGGGCAATAATATATGAGCGAAAATAAAACTTTGCAACAATTATGGAATGAAGATTTTGAAAACTTTATAGTTGCAGAAAGTGCTTATGGTGCTGGTGATGGTTGTGGCGGAGAAGCTGGAGGATTTGGTGGTGGAGGATCTGGAGGTGGAGGACAATCTGCTGGTCCATATGGCGCACCAGTTGGTGGTGCTCCTTCAAATGGAAAAGCTTCTAGTTTAGGAAAATTTTCTGAATCTGACATAAGCAATACCCAAAAAGCATTTGACGATGCTGGAGGAGCAATTAAACAAATAGAAGGACCATACACGCCTAGCGCTGGTGATCCACTTTTTCCATCTGCAGGACCAATAGACCCAACTATAAATCTTCCAGATATGCGACAATTTCGACCAAGTCCATCCACGGAATCGCCAAAGGGTGTATTTACTCATGTAGATTATCCATTCAATGTAGGAATAAACGTTGGATTACAAATAGATCTTAGACCTTTAAATAATGAATATACTGAATGGGGCACAGATATTAGTATTGGCTCTGATGTAGAGGACAGCATTAGAGCTGGACTAACCACTGCTGTTCTTACTTTACGTCCAGCTTTTCCTGATAAAGAAGAATGCGAAACTGATCCAGTTGCTCCAAATCCAGTAACTCCAACGCCTACTCCTGGAACACCAAGTTTACCAACTGATCCAACACCAACACCAATAAATCCAGTCCGTCCTACACCAGATCCACAACCTATTGGTAGTCCTGGTGGAGGCGGTATAATAGGTAAACCTGTTCCAGGCAGACCAACAATATCTCCTAGACCTTAATAATTAGAAATCTAATAAATATATCAATATAATAAATATTGAATATACTTTGGCCAGATATACATAAAAATTTAACTAAAAATATAGCAAAAGCATTCTCTTTGCTTGGTCATAATCTTATTCTTCCAAGTAGCGAATATATACCAACGAATTTCCCACCAAAACAATTCAATCAGTGGGTATGGAATACATCTTGGACTCAAGAAAAAGTAAATGTAGAATTTAATAGCAATAATATTAAAGTTCTAAATAAAGAGCAGATCTTAGACCTTAAACCAGAAATAGTATTTATAACAAGTTTTGAAAGTCAATTTGAAATACTCAATGAAATTTGGCCTCATCTTAAAGATAAAAGCAAATTAGCTTGCTATAGTGGAAATGATTATTGGGATGGAGCATATCCATTTTATATAATTAAAAATTATCTCTGTGCTGATTACGTAGGATACATACTAGCAAATAAATATAAAGTAAATCATCTTTATTATAAACCTTGGGTAGATTATGAAAGATGTACATTCGATGGACCAACAGATGGAAATATAGTTGGTATTTACATTTCAGAATATGAAAAGAATTTTAATCAAGAATATAATATGAGTAAAGTATTACAAGAAATGACTCCATATATAGATTATCATTATCATACTAATAGCTCTCAAGAAGAATTAACAAAAACATTAAAATTAAGCATAGCAACCCAGCATATTAAACATCTTGAAGGTTATGGCATAGCTGTAATCGAAAGCATGGCTTGTGGTAAACCAGTATTTATGCATCGTAAAATGGTTCAAAATAAAAGCCTCATGCAGTGGAGTATAGAAAATGTAACAGCATTATTGTTCGAAAGTGAGTATGAGTATATTGCAAAATTAAAAGCATTATATGAAAGCAAAGATTATAGACACTTTCTTCAAAATACAACCGCAAATGTTATAAGACAAATTATTGATAATAAAAGAGAAACCGAAAAGCTTGGACATTTTCTTAATAATCTAGTATAATTTTCATAGTGAAAATTTGGCTTTGTGGAATTACTCAAAATGAGAAGCAGAATATTGATGATATGACAAAAGATATATATCAATATTTTGATGGATTAATTTTTGTAGATGGCGGTTCAACAGATGGCACATTGGATTTATTAAATGCAAGAAAAGGACAAGGAAAGGTTATAAATAGAGAATGGTCAAATGACCATGATCTCCAAATGAATGGTTTTTTAAGGTCTAATATTATGCAAAATGGAGATTGGTTTATAATAAGAGATAGTTGCGAAAGATTAAATATAGATTGGGTTAAAAATTTACGTAATTTTATAGAGAATTTCTTAGATAAAAATAAAGTAAATAGTTGCGTTGATAGACAAAAAGCTTTTCTTGTTAAATATTTTGATGATATGATATTTCAAGGTAGTCCACATTGGGGGTTGCAAGGCATGAGGCCAGGATATATTGATCTCTACGAGTACTATGGAAAGAATCAGCAATTATTCGCTTGGGAAGAGAGACCATCTCAAAGAAAGCACTACATTGATAGTGATATGAAATATTATTTTGTATATGGAAGGTCAAATCACTGTGTTCTTCATTATTATGATAATGGGAAAACTCCAGAAAGATATCAACAACAAGAAGAGATTAGGCAAACATTCAGAAGATATTGTGAAAGTTTAAACATTAAATTTAATTTAGCTTCTCTAAAAGATTACTGGAAGACTAATTTAGTAGATGAAAAAATGAAATTGTTTATTAATAATGAAAGACTTATCAGAAGATTTTATAGATTAAATATTCTAAACCATTCTTTAGACGAAATTGACTCTTCGGAGGCATGGAGATTAGAATGAAATTAATAGATTGCTTTATGTATTTTAATGAAAAAGATATTGCATATCTTAGAATTAAAGAGCTGTATGATGTTGTTGATTACTTTGTAATTAACGAGGCAACAAAGACTCATCAAGGGCAAGATAAAGAACTAAACTTTTGGAAGGATCATAGACTTCAAGAATTTAAAGATAAAATAATTTATTCTCCGATAGAGCTAGATGGACGTTTTGATATTTTTATGCCTAATTTTTTCCCAGACGCAAAAATTGCCGCAAAAGAGCATGAACAGAGAATAAGACTTTTTGAACAGGTTGAAAAATTAAATTTATCAAATTTAGACACAATAATGATTTCAGATTGCGATGAAATACCAAATAAAAATATATTTCAAGAAATGATAAACTATCCAATAGTAGCATTAAATCAAATGTTTTTTGTTCACTACATCAATATTTATACAAATAAAAATGTAACTGGAACAGTTGCTTGTAAATATGAAGGATTGAAACATCTAAATACCTTATCTAATAATATGAGTCTACAGATTTTAAGAAGAGATAAAGATTTTATGCCTAGAATAGAAAATGGTGGTTGGCACTATTCGTATATGGGAGGACCAAAAACCGTTAGTCAGAAAGTTGTTTCGACTTATGATGGAAATTTAGATTCCAAATGGAAAACTGAAGAATCATCAAAAAATTTAATTGAAAATAGTATTAAAAATAAAAAAAGCCCCTTTTCTCAAAAACAATTAGATCTAATAGATCTAAATATAAAAAATAAATTCATAGAATTTTTAACAGCTAAAAATGGCGGATGGGTAGAAGAGCAGGGATATTATCAATTTTCTCCAAATATTTTAGAAAAAGAGAGAGCAAATTATCAACATTTAATATATGAATAATCCATTTAATTTTTTTGACAGGATTTACTGTATAAATTTACCGCATAGAACTGATAAGTGGGAAAAATGTAAAGAAGAGTTTGCTAAATATAACTTTTTAGATAAAGTCATCAGATTCAACGGAGTTCAAATACAAGGTTCATTTTATCATGTGAATGTTAGAGCAGCTGGTTGTTTTTTATCCCATTTAGAAATTATTAACAAATGTAAAGAGGAGAATGTAAAAAATGTTCTAATTTTAGAAGACGACGTTGAATTTTATAATGATCCAATTAAGAATTTATCATTATCTATTAATGAACTTAAAGATAAAGATTGGGATATATTTTATCTTGGAATGAATGTAACAGATGAAAAATTTAAAGATCCGCTAGAAAGAGTAAGCCCAAATCTCTTGAGAATTAAAAGCGCATTGACTACCCATGCAATATCTTATAATAATGTAGTGTATAGCAAGATATTAAACTTAGTCCCAAGAGGACTAGAATTTCTGCCATGGATGTTACAGAATGAAAGTTTTGACGGATGGTTAATGAGAGAATTTTTACATCAAAACAACTGCTTTTGCCCAAATGAATATTTAGCGACTCAAAGAGATAGCTTTTCAGATATTAATCTCGGACCTACAACTTTTGGTAAAGGTATAATGGAAAATTTTTATAGATTAAGACCAAAATGATTACTTTTAGTCAACTTGGTAAATATGGAGCCATCGGTAATCAACTTTTTCAATATGCAACACTATATTCTATAGCTAAGATAAATAATTATACAGTAAAAATTCCAAATACTGCAGAACATTTTGATGATGGAACAAAAAGAATACAGCATTACTTTCTAAATTGTTTTGATAATATAAAAGCCGATATCTTAAACGAAGATGATTTAATGAAAGTAAGACATAGAGTTAACTGGGGATTTCCAGCTATATTTAATGAAAATTTATTTAAAATACCTGATGACACAGATATAGAGGGTTATTTTCAATCATACAAGTTTTTTGAAAAATTTAAAGGAGACATATTAGATCAGTTAAATTTTAAATCTGATATCAAAGAGTCAATAAGTGAAAAATATAATTTTGATTTGGTTGAATTTTCTTCCGTACATTTAAGATACGGGGACTATGCTGGAAGAGACTATCATCATCCAATTATGAATGAAAATTATTATGAAAAAGCTTTTGCAATAATTAATAAAGATAAGTATCTAGTTTTTTCTGATACAATAGAAAAAGCAAAAGAAATATTTAGTAAATTTAAAGATATTCATTTTATATATATTGAAAACAACCATTGTTTTGAAGACTTGCTACTAATGTCTTTATGTAAAAATAATATTATAGCTAATAGTAGTTTCTCTTGGTGGGGCGCGTATATTAATAAAAACCAACCAAAAATTGTTGCTCCAAGAAATTGGCTAGGACCAGCTTACAATGGTCAATGGAGAATTGATGATCTTATACCTAAAGAATGGAGCATCATATGATAGAAGTTTCTCTAAGAGATACAGCTTTTTCCCATGTACCAGATGGTATAGGATTAGGGAATACAAAAATTAGTCAAATAAAATTCAATAGAAATCCAGAAGAATGGTTAGATATTTGTTTTTTTACAGATGGAAATATAAAAAATAATGATATTTTAAAAAGCAAAAGTAAGATTAACATAGCTTGGATACTCGAACCATTATCCATTAATCTAGAAACATATGAAAAAGCATATCAAAATATAGATAAATATGATTATGTCTTAACCCATAACTTGCAATTAATAAATGTTGATAATAAAAAATGTTTTTACTATCCATTTGGGGGATGTTGGATTAAGCCAGAGGATAGAAAAGTCTACGATAAAACCAAGAATTTCTCTATTATTGCTTCTGCAAAAAATTGGACTATAGGACATAGATTAAGGCATCAAATTATAAAAAAATTTAATCAAAAAATAGATCTAATATGTGGTGGAGGCTATAAACCAATTGATTATAAATTAGAAGGATTAAAAGACTACCGATATTCTTTTATTATTGAAAATGATGATAATGATGTATACTTTTCAGAAAAACTTATTGATTCACTTGTTACAGGAACAATACCAATATTTTGGGGTAGTAAAATTAACTCATTTTTTGATATGGATGGGATTATTCCTTTAGAAAATTTAGACCAAATAGAAGATATTTTTAGCAAATGTGAGGCAACATTCTATGATTCTAAAAAAGAAATTATATTGAATAATTTTAATATTGCGAATCAATTTGTATGTCCAGAAGATTGGATTTATCACAATTTTTTAAGTATAATATTAAAAGGAAATTAAATATGAATCAATCAAGCATAAGTGATACGCAAAAGTATAAAAATGCATGTGCATTAGCATCGCAAAGTGATTTTCATTTTAGTTTTTTCAAACAAGACCCAGCTTATACAGAAATTTTAGAACATGTTAGTCAAGAGCAAGGAGAACTGTATAAAAAATATATTGATTTATATTTTCCAGAATATAAACATAAAATAGATAAGTTTAAAGAAAATGATCTATATGGAAATCCTAGCACGTTTTTTTATTCAGAAATAGGCAGTATTTCCCCTACGACTTTAAGATATATAAAGGTATTATCAGATTTAAAAAATCTTTATCAATCATTAGATAATTTTAATGTTGTCGAAATAGGCGTGGGTTATGGTGGCCAATGTAAAGTAATAACTGATTTCTTTAATATTGGTAAGTATTATCTTGTAGATTTGGATGAAGCTTCTAATTTAGCGAGTAAATATCTTAGTAGATTAAATGTAAATAATGCTGAAGTTATACGCTTTCAAGATTTACCAAAAACTAATTTTAATTTTGATTTAATAATCAGTAATTATGCATTTACAGAGATAGATAAAAACATACAAGATATATATATTGAAAAAATATTGAAAAAATCTAAACATGGTTACATAACATGTAACTTTACAAGTCATTTTTATAATATAGATTCATACAGCCTTCATCAACTAGAATCTAAATTGATAGAATTTAATACAAAAAGAGCCGCAGAGTATCCTCTAACTCATAAAGATAATTTGATTCTATATTGGTAAATGATTCCTAAATTAATACATTTAATTTGGCTTGGAAATAATAAGCCAAAAATATTTGAAGAAACTTTAAAAATTATTAAAGATATAAATCTTGAATATAAAGTACTAGAATGGAATGATTATAATATAGACTTTGATCTTAAAAACAAAGAGCTTTTTGAAAAAACAGAAAATTTAGGCTCTAAATCTGATATATTAAGATTTGAAATATTAAATAAATATGGTGGAATATATATGGATTATGACTTTTTACAAATTAAAAAATTTGACGAAATCTTGAATTATGATTTTTTTGCAAGTGCTGGTAAGGATAATGAAGTATGGAATAGTATAGTAGGCTCTATTGCGAATCATAAAATTACTAATGATTTTCTGGATGGTCTTAAAGATGTCCAACCTGTTGTTAAAAATGATAATAATGATGAAGTAGGAATGGTTATGTTTAAAACTGGACCATATTATTTACAAAAGATTTATGATAAAAATAAACATTTAGCAGATATTAAACTTTTAGATAAAGAATATTTTTTCCCATTTCCAGCCGTGGAAAGAGAGTATGTTAGGGATTTTTCAGAACAGTCTCAGCAAAGAATAAAATCTTTTGCAACATCTAAGACAATCTGCATACATTTTCACACTTGTACTTGGCAATGAATATATTAGAAACACCATTCATGGTTAAAACTAATCATGAATATCCTCCCAATAATAAAATAATATTCGAAGAATATTTCTATAATTGGTTTATAGAAAATAAACCTAATGTCAATAAAACTTATTTACCAATATTTTGGACGAACTATTATATTTCGAGAGATTATGCTCAACAAGATATATCAGAAATAGACATATTTTTAGATACATTAGATAAGAATAAAAAATATTTTACTATCATCCAGTGGGATGATGGTATTGTAAACCAATTTAGAAATAAAAATATATATGTATTTGGACAAGGTGGTGGTGGAGGTAGGCATGGATTTATTGGAAACTATCCAATACCATTAATTTGTCAACCAAATCCAAATATAAAAATTAAACACAAAGATATCTTTGCAAGTTTTGTAGGGGTAATTTATGGAAGAAATAATTCTATTAGAGAAAAATTACATCAAATACTCTCTAATAAAAAAGGTTATATATTTAATAATTCAATAACATATGACGCTTTCTCTGATATTATGTCTAGAAGCATTTTTTCTTTATGCCCAAGAGGATATGGCGCAACATCTTTTAGAATTTGTGAAGCTCTTCAGCACGAATCTATTCCCGTATATATTTCTGATAAGCCATGGATACCATTTAAAGATAAAATAGATTTTAAACATTATGGCGTAATTATTGATCCTAAAGATATCGAAAATTTAGATGCTATATTAAGATCTATATCTAATGAAGAAATTAAAGAAAAAATAAGTTTAGGCAAAAAAATATATAAAGAATATTATAGTTATGATGGTTGTGTAAGTAAAATAATAGAAATAGTAAATGAAAACAACGGCTGAAAAAGTTTTTGAATATTTTGATTACGATAATGGGTTCTACATTGAGTGTGGAGCGAATGATGGCATAACTCAAAGTAATACGCATAGACTTCAGATTGAAAAAAACTGGAAAGGTATACTTATTGAACCATCAGAAATTAAATTAAATCAATGTAAGAATAATAGAGGTTCTCAAAATCTTTACGCAAATGTAGCTTTAGTATCTAATGATTATAAAGATGATTTTGTAGAAGGAGATTTTAATTCTAATGGCTACTCAGAGTCATTAATGGCCTCTATTGGTGGAAAACGCAGAAACCAATCTAAAGATTTGGTCAAAGTTCAAGCTAAAACTTTATCTTCACTATTAGATGAATTAAATGTTCAAAATATAGACTTTTTTTCTTTAGATGTTGAGGGATATGAATTTAATGTTTTAAAAGGTTTAGATTTTAACAGATTTAATATTAAAAATATATTAATAGAAATATACGTAAATGATTTCTATAATATCGTAAATCTTATGTTAAGTAATAATTATAAATTAATCTCAAATGTATCAAATTTTACATTACAAAATAATCCAGCTTGGGATGGAACACATAATGATTATTTATTTACAAAAGTATGAAATGGATAGAAGAATTAATTCCTACTGCAGATAAAAGTTGGCATGAAAATCATCATAAACTATGTGATTTAATAAAAAACTATATCCAAAATCCAGAATATGGAATCGAAATAGGTGTTGCATTTGGAAGCAATTCTTTTAATCTATTAAATAATTTTAATACTTTAAAATTATATTCAATTGATCCATATGTAAGATACTCAAACGAAGACAAAATGAGCGACCTAGTTGAAAATGAAAAAGGAGATCAACTTTATAGTTTTGTTAGTAATAGATTGAGAAGTAAGTTCGGCGATCGCTCTTTCTTTATAAGAGGCACAAGTGAAGCAGTTAAAGATTTTAAAAATGAATCTTTTGATTTTATTTATATTGATGGTGATCATACCTACGAAGGCGTAAAAAAAGATTTAAATAATACTTTTTTAAAAGTTAAGAAAAATGGAATTTTTTGTGGAGATGATTATGGCATATTTGAAGATATTAATTTTAATGTGAAAAAAGCGGTCGATGAATTTTGCACTAATAATAATTTAACCTTAAACCTAAGTGGATCATTTTGGTGGTTAATAAAATGAAAAAACTAGTTCTTTTGGGCACAGATGAAAATTATTTAACCCATATTAAATACAACATAAACAATATAAGAGATAAACATGGCGAAATAGATATATGTATAATTTATGATGAAAATAAACAAGATTTGATAAAGCCACATTTACAGAAATATAATGTATTGTTTTTACCAATTAAATCACAGAATAATAAAACTTTTGATAGAGCGTATCATCTAAAATATCATGTTTTTGAAAACTATTTCAAAAATTGGGATAAAATTTTATATTTAGATTGTGACACAATGGTTTTTGAGAATTTAGATAAGTTATTTAATCTTTTAAATAATGATATTAAACTTATCGTTGATTTTGAGAAGAATAAAATAAAAGATTTTTTTACAACATGGAGCCCAAGAAGTAGTCTCAATGAGGAATACTATAAATTATTAGAAGAAGAAATTGATATCAATAGGAATGGTTTTAATGCTGGTATACTATTATATGATACATCAATTATTGAATCAGATACAATTAATCAACTATATTATTTAGATAAAAAGTATGAAATAATAAATAAACATGTAGAAAAAGGATCTGACCAGCCAATTATAAATATTTTATATTCAAAAATAGCTCATCAAATTCCAAATAATTATTTTTCATTCTGGACATTATACAATAATAATAATGTAGCCTCTCATTTTTGTCGTTGGGATCCACCATGGGCAAACAATACATTTAATGAAAAGATAAATATGACGTATACAAATTACTATAATAAAATGTTAAATAAATTAGATTGATTTTTAATAAAAAATGTTCTATCATAAGTTATGAGTCTTAATTTTCAAGAAACCTATTACGGGAAAAAAATTGACACCTCTAATATATTAAATATTGAAGATGCAAGTAAATTAATAAATGGACGAAAAACTATAGTAATTACTGGCGTCACAGGACAGGATGGTAGTCATATGGTAGACTTTCTACTAAAAAATACAGATTATTTAATCTTCGGAGGAGTTAGAAGATTAAGCGTATATAATCATGAAAATATCAAGCATATTTCTTCTAATAGATTTTATTTAATAAATTTTGATTTGACGGATTCTCATGCTATATCTAGAACAGTCGAAAAACTTCAACCAGATTATTTTATTAATTTTGCAGCACAGAGTTTTGTCGCAAGTAGTTGGGATTTTGCCAGACAAACATGGGCTACAAATTCTACAGCAGTCCTTGACATATTAGAAGCCATAAGACTTTATAAGCCATCATGCAGACTATATCAAGCTGGCTCTAGCGAGGAATTTGGAAATGTTCAATATGCTCCTCAAGATGAAAATCACCCACTAAAACCAAGAAGTCCATATGGAGCAAGTAAAGCTGCATCTAGACAATTAGTAAAAGTCTATAGAGAATCATACAACATTTACGCTATTCAAGGATGGCTATTTAACCATGAAGGTATTAGAAGAGGCGAGGAATTTGTAACGAGAAAAATAACTAAAAATGTAGCAAGGATCTATCATTCGATAAAACATAATGAAGACTTTAAACCACTTGAACTTGGTAATATAGAAGCTAAAAGAGATTGGAGCGATGCAGAAGATTTTGTCGAAGGAGTTTGGATGATGCTGAATCAAGATAAATATAACTTAAATTATGATGGTAATCCAAAAGAATATATATTCTCATCAAATGAAACTCATACAATTAAAGAATTCGCAGAGAAAGCTTTTAAATTTGCGGGTATCGAAGGCGAATGGATCGGAGATGGAGAGCATACGATCTTTATTGATAAAAACAAAAAAACTTTAATACAAATAAATCCAGCATTTTATAGACCAGCTGAAGTAGAATTACTTCTCGGAGACTCTACCAAAGCTAGAAAAGAATTAAATTGGAAACCAAAAATTTCATTTGACAATCTTATCAAGAAAATGGTAGAATGGGATATTGAAAATATCAAATCATAAGCTTTGTCAACTAATAGTTAAAAAATTTGTCAGAGGAAATATTAATTGGCCAAGAGAGATCAAAATTGCTCAAAGATTAGTTAAAAAATTTAATTCTTTTGAATTTTGGGAAAACCTAAAAGAATTAGGAAGTCCGCCTCCATCATTAGCTTGGTTCCTTAAACCAGAGGGTAAGGCGTTTATTCTAAAAGAATATGAAAGTTTTAATTTAAATTTAAATAAAGAGACAATAGAATTAAAGGAAAATAAAGTACAAAATGATAAAAAGATTTGCCAAAAGCCTAAAACTCTGCTACAATTTATAAGATATGGGAAGAAAACCTAAAGAAGAAATCATTGAATCATCTGGTCCAAGTGCATCAGATAGATTACTATCATTTTTAAAAGATAATAAAGAAGATCATTATAATTTTGAAGATGAAATTTATTATAAAGTATCTACTGGTAGCTTAAACCTAGATATAGCCACAAGTGGTGGTTTATGCCCAGGTTTACATAGATTTATCGGTATGAATGAAGGTGGTAAAACTTCAGAAGCACTTGAAGTAACAAAGAACTTTCTTAAAACAGTAGATAATTCTAGGGCCTTGCTTTTTAAAGCAGAAGGTCGTCTTAGCAAAGAGATCAAAGAAAGATCTGGAATCAAATTTGTTACCGATCCTAAAGAATGGGTAGATGGGACCTGCTTTGTTTTTGAATGTAATATTTTTGAAACTGTGTCTGAATTAATGAAAGATTTAATTCAATCAAATGATGAAAACAAAAGATATATCTTTATTCTTGATTCAGTTGATGGGTTGATGACAAAAGGCGATGCTCAAAAGAGTATGACGGAAGCTACAAAAGTCGCTGGTGGAGCAGTCATTTCATCAATGCTAATGAAGAAGATTTCTTTAGCACTATCAAAGCGAGGCCATATGGCAATCTTTATTAGTCAAGTTCGATCAGACATTAAGCTTGATCCTTACGCAGCAAATAAGGATATTCGTCAAACTACCGCGACTGGTGGAAATGCATTATTGCATTTTGCTAATTGGATCCTTGAGTTTGAGCCAAAGTTTAATAAAGATCTTATTCTTGAAAAACCAAATGATAAGTATGATCCAGTTAAGAATAAAATTATTGGACATAATGTTAAGATTGTTATTAAAAAATCCACAAATGAATCTACAAATTCCAAGATTCAATACCCAATCAAATATGGCCGTAAAGATGGCTCCTCAGTTTGGAGAGAGTATGAAATCATTGATCAAATTTTAGCTTGGGAATTCGCAACAGCAAAAGGAGCATGGGTTACTTTCTCAGATGAGATTATAGAAGAACTTAAAAAATCTAATATTGAGCTTAAAAAGCAGCACCAAGGAATTGATAATCTCAGACTATATCTAGAAGAAAATAAGCCAATTGTAGATTATTTTTATAATAAGTTTATTCAAACTCTTGCGTCATGAGGCTATTAAATATTAACGGTAAACTCGTTAATAAAAATGTAAGAAACTACCTAATAGATTGGGAAGGTAAAAGTCGCAGTAAACTACAATTTAAGTTTAAGCAATTTTTTTATCCATACTGGAAGAATCATATTGTTTATGAAGAATTCCCAGTTTATGGAAGTATGCTTAAAGTTGATATATTAAATGCAACAAAAAAGATAGCAGTTGAGGTGCAAGGAAATCAACACGAATCATTTAATAAATTTTTCCATGATGATTCAAGATTAAAATACCTACAAAGCATAAAAAGAGATGTTAAAAAAGAAAAATGGCTAGAGATGAATGATTTTAAATTCCTAGAATTGTATGAAAATGATTTAAAAAATTTATCACCACAATATATAGAAGAAAAGTGTGGAATTTTAATTATTTAAGTGTAAAAATAGTTGGTGACTAATAAGAAAAAAACTTTTAAAATACCAGATTCTCTTTTAAAGCAAATTGATGAATGCAGCTTCGGTGGATATATTCTTTTTAACTTTTCTAGCAAAGGTGAGCCTCAAGTTTTTACTAAATTTGATAATCAAATAAATGCCATGGCCCTTTTATATTATGTAAATACTTGGAGTCAAAGCGTAGATCAATTAAATCTAGAAGCTACGACAGACCAAATAGCAAGAACAAATCAAGAAGACGATTTAGACAACGGATCAGAAGACCTTTAAATATATTTTTTGAAAAGTTATATAAAATATAATAAAGTAATAACTAAAATAATAGAAATACACGCATCACATATATGTAATTTTAAATGCGAAAGTTGTTCTCACTTTTCTTTTGCAACATATGGCAAAAATTTAAATCATATAGATTTAGAAAATCAATTAAAAATATGGTCTCAAAAAATTTATCCTTCCGAAGTAAAAGTTTTAGGTGGAGAACCATTTTTAAATAAAGATTTAGAGTCAATATTAAAAATTTGTAAAAAATATTTTCCCAATTCTTTATTGAGGATTGCTACTAATGGTTTACTTATCAAAAAAAGTAAAATTAATTTAAATATATTTAAAGAATCTTTAATAAGTTTAGAAATATCAATACATGATAATACAGATGATTATAAAAATGAATTATTTGAAAATATAAAAGTATTAAATGAAAATAAAATACCTTTTAGATACATTAATTCAATTAAAAATTGGAGAAGAATGCATAAAATTGAAAATAATATTATAACTCCATTTCAAGACAACAACCAAAGACAGAGTTGGCTAACTTGTGATTCGAAATATTATCCACAACTTTTTGATAATAAAATATATAAATGTCCACCAACAACTTATATAAATTTAGTCAAAAGACAACAGTTAAGCGACTTATTTAAACCAATGCTTGAATATAAACCATTAGAGCATACGAGTTCTCTAGAAGAAATAGTATTATTTCTTAATAAAGAAGATGAAAATATATGCTCTTTATGCCCAGCAAAAATTGAATTTTTTAAAAAACAATATAGAGATTAAAACTTGACTTTTAATTTCTCTTTTGATATCATATATATTGAATGATTTACTCTTTACAGGTAGAAAGGCATGTATTAAGCGGGTTACTTAAGCATCAAGATCTTTTCGCAGATATTGATGTATTTTTGACCGAGAATGATTTTTATAATGATGTTCATTCATCAATATATACTGTATTTAAAAATATAAAACATAAAGGCGATAACGTAGATAAAGTTTTACTAGCTGAAAAGATCAAAAATCTTGGTATTACATTTAAAGATGAAATTAATATCTTTGATTACATTGATAATTTAAGTTTTTCTCAAATTACTGAAGAAGCAACTCTAAATGCCTGCAAAGAATTAATTAAATTAAGAATCCGCAGGGAAATATCTCAAACAGCAGATAAATTAAAAGAATATGTAAATAAAAATTCAGAAGATTCCGTTGACCAAATTATTGGTAAAATAGATCAAATGTATAATAAAAAAATTTCAGCATATTCAGAAAATGATATGCCAATTAATATTTTTGCTGAAGTAGAAGATCTTGTAGAAGAAATTGGAAATGCACCAAAAGATGATACAGGATTAATAACTCCTTATTCTGAATTTAATAGAATGTATGGCGGATTAAAGAATGGTAATATTTACGCTATCGCAAGTCGTCCAGGTCAAGGAAAATCTACTTGGTTAAATGACATCTGTTTTAAAACATCTATTAATCCTAAGAATAAAACTAAAACTTTGATTCTTGATACAGAAATGCAAACAGTAGATATTCAATTAAGAATGGTCGCATCACTAACTGATGTACCAGTTTGGTATCTTGAGACTGGTAACTGGCGTAAAAATGAAGAAATGACAAAGAAGGTTAGAGCAGCTTGGGCAAAAGTAAAAACATATGAATATTTTCATTATCATGTAGGCAATAAAAATATTGATCAAGTATGTTCTATTATCCGTAGATGGTATCTTTCTAAAGTAGGTCGTGGTAATCAAGCGATGATTGCTTATGATTACATTAAATTAACTGGAGAGAAAGTAAGTCAAAACTGGGCAGAGCATCAAGCTATTGGTGAAAAGATTGACAAACTTAAAAGAATATCTGAAGAAATTCACTGCCCAATTATTACTGCGATGCAGTTGAATAGAACAGGAGAAAATTTCAATCGTAATTCAAATAATGTAGTTGATGATAGTTCAGTTATTTCACTTTCAGATAGACTACAGTGGTTTGCTTCATTTGTGGCGATTTTTCGAAGGAAGACGTTAGATGAAGTAACTCTTGATGGTCAAGCATTTGGTACTCATAAGTTGATTCCAACTAAAACTAGATTCCAAGGTAAAGATGCTGCTGGTCATCAAGATTTAGTAAGAAGACTAGACTCTGCTGGCAAAGAGATTTGGGCACAAAACTATCTTAATTATCAAGTAACAAACTTTAATATTGAAGAACGAGGTTCTTTAAGAGATGTTGCCGAAAGACAAAGAGAACAATATGAACTCACGGATCAAAATGCAAACGATGGAGAATTATTATGAATGTAGAATTAATATCAATTACAAAACCAGAAATTAAAGGAATTAAAAATGCGGAAGATTTAGTTGCTTACTGTGCTAGAGTAAGTAATCCATCTAATCAAATGAATATAGATACTGCGCCCAAACTATTAAAATTTTTAATAAAACATAAACATTGGAGTCCATTTGAATTAGTAGATATGTGTCTAGAGATAAAGACAAGTAGAGCTATTGCAGCTCAAATTTTACGTCATAGATCTTTTTCATTTCAAGAATTCAGCCAAAGGTATAGTCTTGCTAATGAATACGAAGATATCGAATTAAGACTACAGGGAGATAAAAATAGACAAGTTGGAGAAAAACTTTTACCAACAGGCACAGAGGCATATGATAAAATTAACGAACTTTTGATAGAGTCTCTATCGTTATCACAGCATTGTTATGAAGCGATGATAGAAAACGGAGTAGCAAAAGAAGTGGCTAGAATGATATTACCATTAACAACTCAAACTACTATGTATATGAAAGGATCATTAAGAAGTTGGATTCATTATATTGATTTAAGAACCGAACAGAATACTCAGAAAGAACATAGAGAAATTGCAGATAGATGTAAAAAAATCTTTATTAAAGAATTTCCTACTATAAGTGAGGCTTTAGAATGGAACAAGTAAATGTTTATCAAATCCTAACTGATCTTGGCTATAAGTTAAAAGACTATGGTAAAGAATTCAGAACTAAGCCACTATATAGAGATAGTGACAATGATACAGTTCTAAAAATCTATAAAGATACAGGTCACTGGTTCGACTTTAAAGAAAACATAAGTGGTGACTTTAATTCACTTATTGGAATGACTTTAAAATTAGAAGATCCAGATAAAGCGAAAGAATGGCTTAAAAATAAAAATTTTGCATTTCATCAACCCATAGAACATACAAAACCTCTTTTAAAATCATCAAAAAAATTTGATTCAGATTTGTTATCAAATCTAGAAAGTAATCATTCATATTGGAATAATAGAGGAATTATCACTGATACCTTAATCAAATTTAAAGGTGGAGTAGGCAAAGCTGGAAAGATGAAGAATAGATATGTTTTCCCAATATTTGATATTAAAAATAATATCATAGGATTTTCTGGAAGAGACATAACTAACCTTTCTAAAATTAAATGGAAACATTTAGGTGAAAAAAATGATTTTCTTTACCCTCTATTCTTAAATTCAAAAATTATAGAAGATCAAAAAGAAATTATTCTTGTAGAAAGTATTGGAGATATGTTAAGCTTATATCAATCTGGAGTTCAGAATGTTTTAGTAACTTTTGGAACAACAATTAGTTTATCAATTCTAAATTATTGTTTAAAAATTGACCCTAAAAAAATACATATTAGTTTAAACAATGATTCAAATAATAATAATGCTGGTAATATTGGAGCAGAAAAAGGCTACGCAAGATTGAAAAGATATTTTGACGACAAGCAGCTACAAATATCTTTGCCTACAAAAAAAGATTTCGGAGAGATGAACAAAGAAGAAATATTACAATGGAAAGCAAATCTCTAAAAGTATTATCAGCCTCTAGAATAAAAACCTTAGAGACATGCTCTTGGGTCTATTGGAATAATTATCACGCTAAAATTCCACAAACTCAAAATGATGGAGCTTTGAGAGGCACGATTTGTCATACGATATTTGAATTATTATTAAATCCAAGACATAAAAATCATTATGATCAAATTATAAAAAAGAATTCAATAAATGGAAGCGAGGCAATTACAAAGCTAGTAAAAAAATTAAAACTTAAAGTCGGTTTAGATGAATCAAATTTTGAAATTTTAGATCAAATGATTATGGTTGGTTTGAAGCACGATTTCTTTGGCGAAAAAGATGGCAAGATCGTATCTCCAGAGTATGCTTTCGAAATTAAAAATGATGAGCCAAAATATCACATTAAGGGTTTTATTGATAAGCCTATTAAATCAAAAAATAAAATGATTATAATTGACTACAAAAGCTCCAAGGCTAAGTTTAGGGGAGATGATTTAGAAGCTAATATCCAAGCTATGATGTATAGTCTAGCCAGTAAAAAGCTCTGGCCAAAATTAAAACCAATTATAAGATTCCTATTCTTAAGGTTTCCAAAACAACCAATTCAAGAGCTTGAATTTACTGATGATCAAATTAAGGGTTTTGAATATTATCTTGAGCATATCAATGATTATATTAATAAATTTGATAAAGACTCTGCTAAAGCAAATTTTGCTATAGATAGTGATAAAAATAAATGGATGTGTGGGATAGGTAATTGGAGATGTCCTTATAGAGATGCTTATGAATATTATGTAAAATTAAATGAAAAGGGAGATGTCGTTGAATCTAGTTTAACTGAAGATTTTAAAGATATTAAAGGATATACAATAGAAAAAAGAAAATATCAAGGATGTCCTAAATTTAATACTCAAAAAACAAAAGATGACTTTTTAGATTGATTATTATACATAACTATGTTATATTTAATAGAATGATACCATTATTTAAATCGCATTATTCTTTAGGTAGATCAATTCTTACTCTTGAAGATAAGAATGATGTGGATGATTATCCAGAATCTATAATTCAAATAGCCAAAGAGAATAAATTAAAAGAAATATATTTGGTTGAAGATAATATGTCCTCTTTCTTAGAGGCATATACTAATACAAGAAATAATAATATTAAATTAAATTATGGTCTAAGGGTATCAATTACAGAATCTATAAATGATAAAACAGAAGAATCTAGACAGAAAACATCTAAAATTATTATTTTCTTTAGAAATAAAAAAGGTCACGAATCTTTAACTAAATTGTTTAGTATCGCTGCAAAAACAGGTTTTTATTATGAACCAAGACTAGATTATGAGATTCTTGAAAAGAACTGGTCAGAGGATTTAATTTTATCTATCCCCTTTTATGATTCTTTTATATTTAATAATACTTTGAGAAATTTTATATGTATTCCTCAGTTTAATTTTACTAAACCAATAGCCTTTGTCGAAGATAATGATTTACCATTTGACTTGATTGTTAGCAGTAAGATCCAAAATTACGCTCAAGAAAACGGTCTAGAACTTTATAAGACAAAAAGTATTTATTACAAAAAAAGAAAAGACTTTAAAACATATTTAACATTCCGCTGTATCAACAATAGAAGTATACTCAATAAGCCAGAGCTTGAACATATGTCAAGTAATGAATTTTGTTTCGAAAGCTATTCGGAGACAAAATAATGGACGAGCATTTATTAAGATACGATAAGAAAAAGACTCTCGTTTTTGTTGACTGCGAGACATTTAATCTTTGTTTAAATTTTTGTCATAATTTACCTTGGCAAATTGCCATGATAAAAGTAAAGGGAGATCAAAAGATTGATGAAAAGAATTTTTACCTTAAATGGCAAACCGATTTAAAGATTAGTCAGGACGCAGCAAGAATCACAAGATATGATCATAAAAAAGTTCAAAAAGAAGGCTATGATCCAAAAGAGATATTTCCAACAATTAAAGATTGGCTAGACCACGCAGATTATATTATTGGTCATAATACTATTGGATTTGATATTTATTTAATAAAAGAGTATTATAAATCTATGGGATGTAACTGGCATCATTTAGTTAACAAATTTATTGATACAAATGCAATTGCTAGAGGCATAAAATATGGAATTCCATATAGTCCAAAAGAAAGTTTAATTGAATATCAATATAAAATATATCACACGAGAAAGAAAAATATCAAAAGTTCCTTGACTGCTTTAGGTAAAGAAAATGGAATTGAACATGATTACGATAGACTTCACGATGCAATAAACGATCTTGACTTAAATATAAAAGTATGGAATAAATTGAAATGGCAAATAGAGGTATAATATGGCTTCACTAGATGATATTTATGATATGATTCAAAAATTAGATGATGCAAATATTGAGTATCTTTTAATCACCATACAAAAAGGTAAAAAGATAGGTAAAGCAGATGTCTTTTATTCTTTAAAAGATAAAAATTCAATGAAAGTCCTAACAGAGGGGTTAAATAAATTTACAAAAGAAGTTGATAGACTAGACGATGAAGGCAAATTTGAATAATTTTTTACAAGATAAAAACTTTTCTTCTAAATTTGAGGATGTAGATTTAGGTCTACACGGAGTTAGACTTCCAGAGTTTGATATTGAATCTTCTTCTAAAAGACATCTTAACCTTAGCGAAGATGTAACAAATTACGATTTTCTTAGAGCTTTGTCTTTAAATGGATTTAAAGAACTAAAAATAGACAAGACTTTGCCAGAATATAAAAAATATGTAGATCGTGCAAAGTATGAACTAGAAACTTTGAAAGAATTAGGCTTTATTGATTATATTCTTCTAGTTTGGGACGTAATTAATTTTTGTAAAACTAATAATATTCCAGTTGGATTAGGTAGAGGTTCTGCTGCTGGATCTTTGATTTTATATCTTATTGGCGTAACAAGAATTGATCCAGTTAAATATAACCTTTATTTTGAAAGATTTATATCTAAGATTCGTGCTAAAAAGCAAGTTGTTGATGGAATAACGTATTTAGATGGCAGTTTAATGTGTGACGTTGATTTGGATATTTGTTATTATAATCGGCATAGAGTATTAGAATACTTGGAAACGAAATTTAAAGGTAAGACAAGTAAAATTTTAACTCTTAATACTCTTAGCGGTAAACTACTAATTAAAGAATGTGGTAAGATTGTAGGGGAAAAGACTGAAGAAGAAATGACTATGATTTCCTCTTTAATTCCAAAGATATTTGGTCAAGTTAAGGACATTACCACCGCTTATCAAGAAGTTGAAAAATTTAAAGAATGGTGTGATGAAAATAAAGAAGTATATGAAATTGCTTTAAAATTAAGAGATTTAATCAAAAACAAAGGCGTTCATCCATCTGGCGTTTTGCTTTCTTATAATGATTTGGAAAAGGTTTGTCCAACCGAATTCTCGTCAGATAAAGAGCCCGTTTCTAGTTTTGATATGAATTGGGTAAGTCTTTTTAATATTAAACTTGATATCTTAGGTTTAAGAAGCGTATCAGTAGTTCATGATGTATGTAAAAATATCGGGATAAAAATTCAAGACATTGATTTGAATCACAATTCTATATATCTAAATCTTCAAGATCTAAAGTCTCCACATGGATTATTTCAGATTGAAGCAGATACAAACTTTAAAGTATGTCAAAAAGTAAAACCTAAAAATCTAGAAGAGTTAAGTGGAGTTCTTGCTCTTGCAAGACCTGGAGCATTACAATTCGTAGATAAATATGCAAAATATACAAATACTGGCGATTATGAAGGAATTCATCCGTTCTTCGATGACACTTTAAAACAAACTGGTGGAGTCGCGCTTTATCAAGAACAGCTAATGCAAATGGCTCATAAGATAGGATTTACTTTAGATGAAGCAGAAATCTTAAGAAGAATTGTCGGTAAGAAAAAGATTGAAGAGATTAAAGCATGGCAAAAGAAAATTGAATCAAAAATTAAACAAAATAAATTGCCAAAAGAAGTCGGGGAGATTCTATGGAAAATCATGGAAGATTCTGCAAATTATTCATTTAACAAATCTCATTCTCTTGCTTACGCAGCCTTGGCAGCAGTTACAATTTATCTTAAGTTTAATTATCCTCAACAATTTTTCTTATCTCTACTCAAGATGAGTAGAAATGAACCAGATCCAATTGGTGAAATTTCGAAGATTCAAAAAGAGATGCATGAATTTGGCATAGAATTATTGCCACCTCATATTATTAAATCTGATATGGATTTCTCTATTGAAGGGAAAGATATAAGATTTGGACTATTATCAATCAAAGGTATTTCAGATAAATCAATAGAAAAGCTAAACAGCTTCCGCAATAAGTATTCTAATAAATTTGAAATCTTTCAAGCTGCAGAAGAGGCAGATCTTAACATTGGAGTATTATCAGCCCTGATCCAAGCTGGAGCTTTAAGCGGATTTAATCAATCTAGAAGTAAAATAGTCTTGGAAGCCCAACTTTGGAATGTTTTAACTTCAAAAGAAAAGAAGTATGTAATTTCATTTGCTGAAAAATTTGATTATGACTTAATTAAAATAATCAAGCATTTAAATAAATTTACTGATGAAAAGAACCACGTAGTTATTAAAGATACTAGATTAAATACAATTAAAAATAAGTATGACCCATACCTTAAAATTTACAATCAAAATAGTAAAAGCGAAAGCTTTGCTAATTGGTATTACGAAAAGAAATTGCTAGGCTATACTTATAATAAAAACTTAAAAGAAATATTCTCTGAAAAAAGAGAAAATCTAAAATATATCTATGACTTAACGGAAGAACCTATAAACTCTAAGATTGCTTTTGTTGGTCAAATAGACGAGGTTTATTCTGGTGTTTCTAAAAATGAAAAGAAAACTAGATATGTTAGATTAAAAATCTCTGATGAGACTTCTTCAATAAGCGTGCTTATATTTAATGATAATATTGAAAATAATAAATTATTAAACAATAAAGCATTTGAAGAAGGTAATATTGTGATAGTTAAGGGATTAAAGAAAAATGACTGTATATTTGCAGATCTAGTAGCTATTCAAGATCATGAAATATATATGAAGCTAAACGATCTAAAGAAAATAGATAAAAATAATTGACTTTTTTAAAAGTAGCTGATAACATTAGATAATATGATATCATTTTATAAACCAAATAGTAAAAATACAGGCACAGCTTGTAGTTTTAGCGTAAATTCAAAAGACGGCTCAGTTTGGAGTTCTTTAATCAAACAAAGCTCTTGGAATGAAGCCACGAAAACTGGCTCATTTTCAGACAATAAAGATAATCCTCAAAAGAGCGCAAGAGTTAAATTTTCTTTAACAGAAGCAGCTGGCTTGCTAGAAGCTCTAGATAAGAATGTTGAATTCTCTGCTTATCATTCTTCTGATAAACAAGTAACAAAAATTAAATTTTCTCCTTATCTTAAAGATGATAAACAAGTTGGATTTTCTTATAGCGTAAATAAAGAAAGTAAAGATAATATAGAAAATAAACAATCATTTCTACTTGGATTTTACTTTAATGAAGCTAGATTACTAAGAGAATTTCTTATTCATGCACTAAATTCCGTCTTCAAAGCGCAAGAAGTTGAAGCGATTAAGAAAATTAAAAATTCAAAATCAAATCAAAACTCAGAAAAAGTAGATTCACAAGAAGATAGCGAACTTTGGTAATCGTGAGAAAAAAGAAGATATTATTTCAAAGCGATTTTTCTTTAGCCAAAACAGGATTTGGCAGAAACGCTAGAGCTTTGTTGAAATATCTATATGCCACCAATAAATATGATATAGTACAATATTCTTGTGGTATGACATATGATCATCCAGAATTCAAAAAAACTCCTTGGAAATCTTTAGGATCTTTGCCTAATACTCAACAAGAGCTAGAACAAATTAATAGAGATCCTAATCTAGCTAGAATGGCAAGCTATGGCGCGCATCTTATAGATCGAGTAATTAATGAAGAAAAGCCAGATATCTATTTTGCTGTTCAAGATATATGGGGTGTGGATTTCGCAATTGAAAAGAACTGGTTTAATAAAATAACATCTGTTATTTGGACTACATTAGATTCTTTACCTATTTTAGATTCAGCAATTAAAAATGCATCTAAGATAAAAAATTACTGGATTTGGAGTAGCTTTGCAACTAAAGCACTTCATAAACTTGGATATAGCCATGTTAAAACGATTCATGGAGTTTTAGAAGATAAAGATTTTTATAGGTTATCTGATTTTGAAAGAAATCAACTTAGGAAGAAACATAATATACCACAAGATGCATTTGTAATAGGCTTTGTATTTAGGAATCAGTTAAGAAAAAGCGTGCCAAATCTTTTGCAGGGCTATGCACTTTGGAAAAAACAAAACCCAGAAATTAAAAATACATATCTCTTATTTCATACTCATTGGGGAGAAGGTTGGAATATTCATAAACTGGCAGCAGAGATAGGTGTTAATCCACAAGAAATATTAACAACTTATGTATGTAAGAATTGCGGCGAATATGAAATCAAGCAATTTAATGGTCAAGATTTGAATTGTAAATATTGTGGCGCAGAAAAAAGTCAAACCACTACAAATGTCGGATTAGGTGTTACAGAAAATCAATTAAATGAAGTATATAATCTTATGGATGTTTATTGTCATCCTTTTACTAGCGGTGGTCAAGAGATACCAATTCAAGAGGCAAAATTAACAGAATTAATTACTTTAGTTACAAATTATTCATGTGGAGAAGAAATGTGCGAACCAGAAGCAAATTCTTTTGCTCTAGATTGGACAGAATATAGAGAACATGGAACAGAATTTATTAAAGCTTCTACTTCTCCAGAATCTATAGCTAAACAAATAAATATTGTATATAAAATGCCTCAACATAAAAGACTTGAAATGGGTAAAAAAGCTAGAGAATGGACAATTAAAAACTTTGGAGTAAAAAACATAGGTAAAATTATAGAAGATTTTGTAGACTCACAACCTTTCGTAGATTGGGATAAGATAAAAGAAAATCCAGAAGATAAAAAAGATCCTTATTGTCAAATACCAAATATAATTGATGATTCTGAGTGGTTAATTTACATGTATCATAATATTCTAAAAATGAAAAATGTTGACTCGAATGATCCTGGACATAAATATTGGATTTCTGAATTAGCTAAAGGAGCAAAAAGACAGGATATAGAAAATTACTTTAGAAATGTAGCATTAAAAGAAAACGAAAGTAAAAAGCAAGTAAAATTTGAAGATCTTCTTGATCAAAATGATAAAGGTCGAGTAATATATGTTATGCCAGAAAGCGCTGGGGATATATTTTTAAGCACAGCTTTATTTAAATCTATAAAAAATAGATATCCAGAATATAGTTTATATGTAGCTACAAAACCTCAATATAGAGATATTTTAGATGGAAATCCATATGTTCATAGATGGTTAGAGTATAATTCTATAATGGATAATCTGATTTGGTTAGAAGGAAATAATCAACATAATGGATATTTTGATATTGCATATTTACCCTACACTTGCACCCAGAGAAACTTGAATTATCTTCATAATGGTCTAGATAAACTAGATTTTCAATTAGCTTGATATAAAATATTTAAATGAGACTTTTAGATACATATGCCACAAATACTGGTTCAAAAATTGATAAACCTTTTATATATACAAAATTTTTTCCTTTACCAAAAGAAAAATATATAACTTTTCAAGCGCAGACCCCATATGATTCTAGGAACTATTCTTATTGGCAAGAAGTCATAGCTCTTATACATCCACATCTATCAAAAGAAAATATACATATTTTACAAGTTGGCACAAAAGAAGAAAAATCTATAAATGGAACTATGAGTATCGTAGGTCAAACAACTTTAAATCAATTGGCATATGTTATAGAAAATGGCATTCTTCATTTCGGAGCAGATAGTCTCTCTGTTCATCTTGCTTCTCATTTTAACAAACCCATAGTTTCTCTTTACAGTATTAGTAATCCAAATGTAGCTGGACCTCATTTTGGCGACAAAGATAAACATGTATTACTAAAAGGCTACGAAAGAGTCGGGAATAAAAAGCCTTCTTACTCTCAGGTAGAATCTCCAAAATCAATAGATACTATAAAGCCAGAAGAGATTGCTGAATCAATTTTAAAACTTTTAAATATAACATATTCAAAACTACCGAAAACAGTATATTTTGGCTCAGATTATAATGTAAAAAGCTTTGAAATTATACCTGATGAAAATATTAATATAAATTCTATACCGATTGAAAATCCAATTATAAGAATGGATTATGTTTTTAATGAAAAGACTTTTGAGAATATTGTGTCTTTAAGAAAATCAATTGTTTTTACAAATAAACCGATAAGAAAAGATCTTATACAAAAGTATAGAAAAAATATTAATCAATTAATTTATATTATAGATGAAAATAATGATGTTAATTTTGTTAAAACTTTGAAAAATAATTCAATTAATTATGTATTATTATCTTTCCTAGAAGAAAAAATATTAAATAAATATAAATTAGATTACATGGATTATAATTTAATAGTAAATAGGAACCATAAAACGAAAAAAGATACAAATATTGATAATGTTGATGGTCTTTACTATAAATCTTCAAGAGTATTGCATTCTTCAGAAGGTCAATTTATCTCAAGATATGACTGGTTAAATAAGACAGGCAATAAAGTAGTTGATGATCCAGAATTTTGGAAAGAAAGTGATAATTTCTATATTTTTAACTTGACGTAAAATATAAACAATGTTATCATCATAAAATGAGTCCAAAAATTAAAGATAACGAAGAAACAATTTCAATTGGCAGTTCTGAATTAGCTAATCATGTATCTCAAACTTTCGAACTAGCTTCAAAACAAACAACTCAAACTCCTCCAAATATCATTGCAAGAAACCAATATGGTTTATTAGAAAGTAATAATATTAACTATGTATATAACGAAGACGGCACAATTAATTGGAGAAAGATGGTTAAAATTGAGCATCTTGTACCCAATAGGCAAAAGACTCAAGAAACAGATGTTTCAAAGCTTCAAGATAAAGATCTTCTTATTCTTTTAGGTGGAATTAAGGAATTAGCTCAAATTAGAGGTTATACTAGCGTTGAATACAAAGTAGTTGCAGCTTCTGAAACTTACTTTGCAACAAGTTGTAAAATCACTTGGCTACCGAATTATGAAACTGGTGGAAAAGAGATTGTATTTGAATCTCTTGCCGATGCAACCTCCAACAATACCAAATCTTTCGCTAGATTCTTCTTAGCTGCAATTGCTGAAAATAGAGCGTTTGTTCGTTGCGTCCGTAATTTCCTCAAGATTAATATTGTCTCGCAAGAAGAACTAGGAGATGCCAAATTACTAGATGATTCTAATATCGTAGTAGAAAATCCAACATCACCTCAAACGCTTCTAGAAAAAACCATGAAAGACAAAGGCATTAGCTTCGAGACTCTTAAAAACAAATTAATTAAAGAAAAATTTGATGGCGCTGAAAACTTTAATGTAATTACTGATATACCAAAAGTTAAGATTTTTGAATTAATTGATAGGATTAAAAAGATTAAAGATTAAAAATCTTGATATTTAATCAAATGATTTCTAACAAAATATAAATTTATAAAAAATCCAGAAAAGGCACTAAAAATATTACTTAAAAATGGATAAGTTAATTCGAAAAACGGATTGATAAAAAAGCTAATAACTAAAGATATCCAAAAGCTAGAGCATTCATGACAAAGAAATGGTTTGCGTATATAGGGAATTTTTGCTATAAAATTACGTATTGATCTAGTAAATTCAGTATCGCTCCAAGCATAAGTAACTGAAAGACAAAGAAAAAGATAAACGAATAGAATATAAAACATTTTATTACTCTAAACCAAGTCTTTTCTTCATTATATCACCTTTTCTTCTGTAAATATTTTTTATATTTTCTTCAGAAAGAAGTTTAATAAAAAAATCCTCTTCAGTGTTTATTTTAGCTATCAGATAAGCTTTTACTCTATTTCTACATGAGCAAGTTGGATTATCTTTTGAAGAAACCAGATCCGCCAAGAGATCTGGGAACTTATCTTTTAAAGAATTAAAAAATATTTGATCCTTAATAAAGACATTAAAAAATATTGGTAATTCAATAATTTCTTTTACTGTCATACCTTATTATATTTATTTTCACATTATATTCTATTAAATATTAAGCACCACTTAAAATAAACGTGCTTAAATTTAAAGTTAATATTGCATCATCATTTATATTATATTTTAATTGAGTTTGGGGATTAATTAAGTTTGAGAGATTTAAATTTAATAAAGATTCACTAGTGTTATATTTCTTAAAAGATAAAGACAAATTTCTTTGAGTCAAATTATTAAAAATATTTGTAATTTTTTCTTGATTATAATTACTTACTGAAAATTCGAAATCTAAATTTACACTAATCGGATATTTTATAATAACATCATCAGGTAAATAATTTCCGATTGTGTATACAGGTTCTCTTGGTACATCTATATTTAAATTGAATGATTGGAGTCTATTATTATCTGCCTCATTCAAATTTAAATCAACATAACAAGGATCACCAATGTTAAAATTATTTAATAGTTTAGGTTGATAGGAAAATGTCCCAGAGGTATTAGCTAACTCACCTAAAACTAAACTTGCAATATTTACAACAGGATATGCACCTAATCTATAATTTAATGAATAGCTATTTAAATAACCACTAGAAAATGTAAAATATTTATCTCCATATTCAACTTTACCAGAAAAAGAAGTATTTCCAGTATAATTTATAAAATTATCATTAGAACTTAATAGATAAATTAAATTTAAATTTGCAACAACTGGCGCGGAAATGAAATAATTTTGATTATTATCATCTATAGTTAATGAAGACTGAATATTATTATTATAAGATATATCTAAATCTTGAATTCCAGATATAAGTGAATTATTTAGATAAAAATTTTGATTTTCTATAGAATAAACATTAAACATTAATTATAATTACACTTCTTTTATGTGTAAATTATAGGAGGTAAAAGGTATATGGCTAGTATTTATGATAATATCCTAAGTTGGGATAGTGGAACGAGTTACAATAAATTTAATATTGTAAAAGGTAGCGATAATAGATATTATTATTCACGCATTAATAGCAACACTAATAATAATCCAACTACTGCATCTAATTTACAGTCTAGTTGGGATGGTTATATATCTTTGAATGGTACTTTATATCCAAATTTTTGGTGGAAATCTTCTTATAATTTAAATGTAAATAATAAACCAAGATTAAAAATTAATCAATTTGGTAATGGATATCAACAGAGGGTTAATGATGGACTAAATAATTCTTTGATAGAATTTCGTATAATTTTTGAAAATAGAAATGAAACCGAAACAGTCTCTATACTTCATTTCTTCTCTGAAAGAAATGGGCAGGAAAGTTTTGTTTATAATTTACCTACAATTTATTCTAAGTCAAATTCTAACTTAAATACAAGATTCGTATGTTTTGAATGGAACTCTAATTATATCTCATATAATAATTATTCAATAGAAGCAACATTTTTAGAAGTCCCAGTTTAATTTATGCCAACATCTACAGAAATTTATAATTTAATAGTAAGTGGCACACAAGATATTAATACTGAGATAACTTCGCTTACGCCATCAACACAGATTTTATTATATGAAGTAGATTTATCAGAGATATTTCCAACTACAATAAATTTTAACTATGACGGTAATCAACCACTTAATCAAGGTATATTTAGAGTATATAATGATTACAATTTATATAAACTAACATCTAATGCTTACGGAAGAATTAAGTGGCAAAATAACTTTTACTATCCATTTCCAATTTTTGCTGAAGGATTTGAATATAGTTCCGCTGGTACACTTCCAACTCCAAAAGTATCAATTTCAAATCTATCCCCAGACTATTCTACTAATTCTTTTTACAGATATATAAGAATGCAAGTACAATCTCTTGGTGATATCGTTGGAGCAAAATTTTCTAGAATTAAAACATTTTTGAAATATCTAGATGGCTCAAATTTTTCTGGAGGATATAATCCATTTAATCCAAATACTGGTTTATACGAAATGGAGTTACCAAGAGATATATATTATATTGATAGAAAATCTACAGAAAATAAAAATATTATAGAATATCAATTAAATACAATTTTAGATTTAGAGAATTTAGTTTTACCATCCAGAACAATCTTAGCCAAAAAATGTCCTTTTCAATATAGAGGAGAAGGTTGTTGTTATGAATATGACTCTAGATTAACTTATATTCACAGTGGAATTTACGCAGGTATTCAAAATTCTCAAATATCAGTAAAAGGATTACAAACTGCACCTCCAGTAGCAACAGAAAATAATCAGCTTTTTATTGGACAAAGTGGAGTAGCAATTTTTCATACAGGAAATTCTGCAAATCGCACAGCAATTTTTAGATTAACTGGAACTTTAGGTAATTCTGGTTCATGGATTGAGAATGCAGATTATGTTTCTGGAGATTTTACATTTTTACAGAATCAAGGAGTCAAATATTATTATGTTTGTGTTAATAATCATAAATCAGACATTTTTAATGCTCCGCCAAACACAAACTTTTGGGCATCAGATTCTTGCGCAAAAAGCATAACTTCCTGTAGATTCAGATGGTTAAAAAATCCAGCATTTCGGCCTATAATATGGCCTGTAAATAGAAATGGTGAAAATTTTGCCACTACAGAAGAAAGAATTTATTATCAATATGCGGACTCAAGAGATTGGCTTACTGGTGTTAATGGTGTTCCAGTATATTTCCCAAGGAGACCAGGAGCAGAAAATCCAATATCAGAGCAATCACATGGCATTCCAAAAGATGCAAATGGAAATTACTTAAATGGATTTTTACCATTTGGAGGATTTCCAGGAACAAACCAACCTCAAATTTAAAATGATAGATAAAAAAATAAAAAATTTTATAAAGCAACAATCTATTAAGGATTTTCCTATGGAGTCATGTGGTTTTATAGTTAAAAATAATAAATCTTTTATTTGCATCCCATGTAAAAATATTTCTAAATCTCCAGAAAAAACTTTTGAAATTTCTTCGATAGATTTTTTAAAAACAAAAGCTTTGTATAATAAAATATATTATATATATCACAGCCATGTAAATGAACAGGACGATTACTTTTCAGAAGAAGATGAAAAATGTTCAGAAAATTTAAATATACCAATTATTTTATATCATTTAAAAAAGGATTTGTATAAAATTTATAGTCCAGTAGAGATCTCAAGTAATTACATAGGTAGATTCTATGAATATAAGAAATATGACTGTTTTACTTTAATAAAAGATTTTTATAAAAATGAAAAGAATATAAACTTAAATGTTAGCTATGAAGAAAATTTAAATGACGTAGATATAAAAGATAAAATTTATAACTTTCATAAAGTAAATAATTTTGAAATTTTAGATAAAAATCAAGGGCTAAAATTATATGATATATTATTTTTTAGTGGATTTGGCACAAAACATCTTGGACTATATTTAGGAGAAAATAAAATTTTACATCAGCCTATGTTTGGTTTCTCAAAAATAGAAAATTATTGTAATTTTTATAGAAGGCATACGGATTTAATTTTAAGGTTAAAAATATGATAAGGGTAAATTTACATGGTAGATTAGGTAAAGATTTAGGAGAATCTTGGGAGCTTGAGGTTTCAAGCGTTGCGGAAGCTTTAAAAGCAATAGAAGCAAATACAAGAAAATTGAGAAGATGGATTATTGATTATCAAAATGATTTTAGATATGAAATATTAATTAATAAGACTAATTTATTTACAGAGGAACCAAATTTTAAATCTATAAATGAAATAAAAAATTCTGAATTTTTTCTAAATTTAAATGAAAATATTGAAGTTATAGATATAGTTCCTCACATTCAAGGAGCTGGTCCGGTAGGCAAAATCATTACAGGCGTATTTACTGTAGCTGCAGCAATCGTTGTAGGTGTATTTTTTCCACCTCTTATTCCCCTTGCAGTGGCTGGAGGTATAGCTGGTTTGGGATTAATAGCTGCAGGAACTAGTGAGCTTTTATCAAAACCACCACCTTCTGTACCATTTACAGCTCAACAAGTTAATCCGATAGAAGGAGAAGGCGAAGCTGGTGGCCCAACTTCTTATTTATTTAATGGACCAGTAAATACAGTCGGAGAAGGTGGACCTGTTCCAATTGGATATGGTCAGTTAGTAATTGGCGGAAACAATGTTTATGCAAATTATGATATTATTTACAGAGCTTATAAAGGATCTGTATCTAATACTACTTTGCAGTCTCTAGATGAAGGTAGTAATCAATATATATTTAATTCAAGATGTTATTTGATTAATCAATCTTCTTTACAAACATCTCCATTTTAATTTATGGGTAATGCATATAAATTTGCAGATGGATTAACTTACCTTTTATTTCCAGGTAATTTAGGGTATGGATTTGCATCTTATAATTTTCCAGAAAGCACAGCTCAAGATGATGGAGGAGGCGCAGGATCCATATCTTTATCATTTAGTGGATCATTTATACCATATAGTACATTTTCTAACGAATCATTTGGATATGGTCCCAGTGGATTTTATTCAGCTTACACGCCTTTGGCAAATCTTAGTGGATATGATTATTTTGATTGGCGTCCTGACGCTTATGTATTATATGGAAAAGTAGATCCAAATACGCCAGATTTGAGAACAATATTTTCTGTAAATGCAAATCCAGCCGTAGAGTCAGCTTATTCTAAAGAAATTAAAAATCAGACAGCTTTTAATTCTATTTCTCAAATTAATATTTTAGATCTAATTTGTGAAGGACCAATCGAAGGATTTGTCACTGGAGTTTATATTCCAAACTTTAGTGGAAAAAATGTTGGTGATATAGGTTATACTAGCGTAAGTTTTCAACCATATTCAAATGCAGCACAAACTCCAGGATCTCCAGGTGGTCCAGAAACAAGATCAATTTATTGGAATGATGTTCCAATTACTGACTTACAAGGTTTTTATAATTTTCAATTTGCAGATTACAAATATACATATGGAGAAAAAACAAATGATCATACAGTTTATAATCCATACATATATCTTTATGAAGATAGAAGAGACTATTTTGGTAAACAAGTTGATAGAAATAAAATACCCTTACAGACTTCCACAACTCGTAGCATAGGTGAAAGTTTATATGGATATTATATAGTTAGTGGAAATGAAGAAATTATTTCCCCTAAGACATATTACATATACAATACAGATGTATCTGCCATAAAAATAAATATTAAAATTAATAGTTTATATGAACAGATCCTCACAGGCTCTAATGCTGGAGATATAGAAAGACAAGATCTAATATTACAATTTGCAACTTATAGAATCTTAAACAATGGAGATTTAGTATTATTAGACACATCAAAATATCCTCCATATGAAAAATCTTTTTGGTCGGTTGATACAATAGAAGCAAAAGGAAAAGTTTCAAAGTCTCCAATGATATTTACTTATGAGATAAGTTTAAGACCTTTTGCAGAAAATACTCCATTTTTCCCACTTTTCCCAAATCAAATAGGTTGGGCAGTAGATGTCACAAAAAGAAGTAGAGAATTTGGCACGGCAAGTCTTTCAACTTCAACATCAGTCGATAGTATAACTGAAGTTTATTCTGATAGATTTGTATATCCAGACTCTGCTCTAGTTTTTTCGAAATTTGATGCAAGATATTTTAATGAAGTTCCAACTAGAACATATAAAGTTAGATTATTGAAAGTTAAAGTGCCAATTAATTATGATCCTATTTCTAAGACTTATAGCGGTGCATGGAATGGTCAATTCAAGATTGCTTGGACAGATAATCCTGCATGGTGCTTTTATGATCTTATAACAAATAATAGATTTGGTTTAGGAAAGTATATAAATTCTGATTTAGCCGATAAATGGAATTTATATGAAATTGGACAATATTGCGATCAACTAGTCAGTGATGGTTTTGGTGGCTTAGAAGCTAGGTTCAGGTGCAATGTTTATATTGCATCTAAAGAAGAGGCTTATAAAGTTCTAAACGATATGGCTAGTATATTTCAAGCTATATTATATTATTCAGCTGGACAAATTACCGTGTCTCAAGATTCACCAAAAGAACCTATATATCTATTTAATAATAGTAACGTAATTAATGGCGACTTTACATATTCAGATGCATCCAAAAAATCAAGAAAAACAGTTGCAGTAGTAAGATATAATGATGAGAATGATAATTATAAACCTGCAATTGAGTATATTGAAGATAGAAATTCACTAGCAAAAATTGGAATAAGAGAAACAGAAATAGTTGCATTTGGATGTACTAATAAGAACCAAGCTAGAAGAGTTGGAAAATGGTTACTAACAACACAAAATACTGAAACAGAATTAATTGATTTTGAAGTAGGATTAGAAGGCAACTTCTTAAGACCAGGAGATATTATTTCTGTATATGATCAATATAGAAAAAATCAAACTTACGCAGGTAGAACACTAGAGCTGACAACTGGATATGCAGTATTAGATATTCCATACAATTCAACAAATACATACGCTATAACAGGAGTCAATTCTGGACTAACTTTTGATATTTTAACACCAACATACAACTTAAATTTTGGTACACAATTAGGAGATTTATACGCCACAGGCTTTTCAAATGTAACATCTTCTGGAGTATCTGGAATAAATAGTTCTTTCTTAAGAAAAGGTCAAGTTCAATCTATAAATATAAATAACCCAAAAAATTATTTAACTAGTGGATCTGGAATATATTCTAATAATATACGAATAAACTTTCCATCAAGATTATCTAATTCCGGATATAGTTTGCCTCAAAATACAGTATGGATAATTGACATCAATACTTCTGGTTATTCTACCGCTGGTATAGACACAAAATCTTTAATAAATAATCCATCGAATGCATTATATCCAGGTTATTATTTAGAATCTTATCTAAATAAACCAAAAGAGTATAGAGTATTAAATGTGACAGAAAAAAGTCCAGAAATTTTTGGTATTAATGCATTAGAGTATAATAGACAAAAATTTATAGATATAGATAATATTGCTACTCTAGTAAATGTGCCAAATCGTCCATCAGCTCCAACTATGCCAAATCTTGTGCTAAGTGGATTATTTAGGGATAGTAATGGTAATTTCTTGAAAGATCCATATAATCCATCAGCAGGACATTATACAGCAAATAGAACTGGTATTAATAGTATTATATATAATATAATACCTCCTTCAAATTCTTCAAATTCTTTATATTATGTCTATGTAAACTCTGGATCTAATTTTAATTCTTCTACTCCGTTGTCAACACAAAAAGACGTTCTGTCTTCATCTAATCTAAGAACTGGTATATCTTATGTAGATAATGATCTTGATGGTATATATGAACCTATATTTCCACCATTCTTTACCCCATTATACACAGGACTATATTATTTCAGAGTTTTTGCAGAAAATAATATCGGTGAAAGATCTCAGCCTGCCACAGGACTTTTTGTATTGAGAAATCAAGCTTCAGTTTTTAGCGTACAAGCTTCTGGAATAAATGTTTATTAACTATGAAAATAAATAATCTAAATGCAACTTTCGAATGGGAAACAATTAGAAATATACCAGATTATATTACTATCTCTCAAGATTTTCCTTCTTACAATATAAAAATTAAAGATAAAAATTTGAATCTAGTAGAAGAATTTTTAAATGTCAAGAATTACGATTTGATTTTAGAAAAAAAATCTAAAAAAATTAAAAATATACCAAAAGTAAAATTCTTTGCAAATTTTTCAAAAAGCAAGGTTAAGAACACATTTAAATATAATTTTGAAAACAATTATAATAAATATAAAAAAATTAATAATAAAATAGGATTCTATAAAGAATTTTCTTTCTCAGTTGATTTTAATAATGACGGAAAAGGAGATTTTAATGTAGATGTTGAATACGACAAAATAGAAAATTTAAATAAGAATCTTTTATTTAATAAAATATATAGAAGCAGTGATTACTTGACCATTAAATTACTCATAAATAAAGAATATTTTAATTCAAAAAATATAGAATCATTTTTAATACTAAGCGAGGCATCAAATAAAATAATTAAAAATAAAAAACTATATAATCTATTTACTGAAAAAGTAAAAGAAAAATGGTTGGATGTTAATGATCAAACTGCATTACTAACGATACCATTTATTGAAAGTGATATAGTTGAAATATCAGAAAATATAAATATAAAAATTATACCATTAAATTTCGTTCAAACAGAAATATATAAATTCTTAAAAGAAAGAGAAACAGAATCAGATATTAATAATTTATATGAAGAATATTTTCCTGATCAATATTTTAATATAGGCAAAATTTATAAACAAGCAGTAAACAATGAGATGTTAATATTTTATCAAAATTATATATATTTATTTAACGCAGAAAGTCTTGAAACTAATTCCCTGCAAACCGATTTAAATATTAATGATATAACTTTTAATAGATATTTTCCCTTACTTAATAAGGACCAAAATACAAAAACAATATGTTTATCAGATGATCTAAATACTGATGATGTGTTGGACAACTCATTTAACCTACAAAGAGATTATCTAGGATATTATTCTAAAAATATGATAGATTATGAAGATATAGCAATAGATATTGATTATCTTCAAAACCAAGGGGTGATTAGAGCTAAAATACTAGAAGTCGAAGAATTAGCCGATATATGTAATATTTATGTTGAATTTATAACATCTTTTCATAATAATGAAAGATTCTATGTAGAAACAAGTAATAATCTTAAATTTTATGAAAGATATAAAACTGTAATTGATAATAAAGAATATATAACATTTTTATTTAAATATTCTTATAATCTTAATGATCTAAATGAACATCTGTCTTTTAATCCAAATATATCAAAAAATCAAATAATATCTGACAAAGATTTAATTAATTTTTCAGCCAAATTAATTTTATAAACTAACGTTTTTGATAAACTGCGCTACTTAATAAACCACCAGGTCTTTGTTGTTCTGTAATAACTCTGATGACTTGATCTTTTACTCTGGCTGCTAATTCACGAGTCCTTCTATTTTCTTCTTCTCTTTCTTGAGCTGGCGTATTTGTGGTTTGTTGAGTTGTATCAGAAACAATGCGCTCTTGATTTAAATTAACTGTAACATTAACATTATTTGTAGGAGAATAACTAGAAGTATCTGTCTGAGAAGTGCCACCAACTGCTCCACCATTAGCGAATTTTTTAACTCTCCCAGAATTTAAATCATCAAAGAATCTTTTTCCGTATAGATTTACAGCTTCTTTTCTCATAACAAATTCACCATCCATTAAAAGTGCTGGTATATTATCTTGACTTGAGCCTCCCTTTGCAAATTTTTTGACTCTACCACCCTGATTAAATAAAGTAAGACCTGCGCCACCTAATCCTAATAGATAGGAAAACCATGCACCTTGAGATGCTTGATTTTTTTGTCTATTATACTGGTCTTGGATATCTTGATTTACCCTAATGTTTTCCTCTAAAGCTTGACGATTTGCCTCATTTACTCCGCCTACATAATTTAAATAATCATATAAGGTATTTTCTCTTTGTTGTCGAATTTGATTTTGTGGATTGTTAGGATCAAGAATTGCTTTTAAACTTAATCTTGGGTCTATAACATTTTGTCCAGCTGTTGGATAGAGTGGATCATTATATCTATAAGCATTTTCTCCTAAAAATTGAAATTCTCCACCATTTGCAAATTTTGGCATCATACCCCCATTAATCATTCCCAACATTCCAGTTCCATATTTATTCACTGCGCTTTTTCTAATGACATATTCTCCAGCACTTAACATAGCTGGTACATCATCTCTTGTTCCAGATCCACCAGAAACTGTTCCACCAGAGGCATAACCTTTAATAATTCCACCTTTAGATTTAAATAAAGAACTAAAGAAGTCTCCAAGACCCCCACCACCACCTCCTCCAAATATATTACTAGTACTACCAAATAATTTTCCAAATATAAGATTTGTGCTAAATTCTAATGCGATTTGTTGCACTTTACTAGCAACATTATTAGCAAATTGAGTAAATGCATCACTAGCTGTGGCTGTACCATTTGCAAAAGATAAGAAAGCATTATTAAATTCACTTTTAATTGTTCTAGCTGTTTCTTTTGCTCCGAGCTGAGCTTCTCTAAATGAATCTTCCGTCCTATAATCAAATTCATCAAAGAATGAAGCTGGAAAATCTTCGAGTCTAGTCTCACCACCTAATATTCTATTTTCTCTAGCAGTTTGTCTAGCTCCACGGAAATCTTCAGCAAACATCAAACCTCTAGCTCTTTGATTTAGAGCTACAAGTTCTTCTTCAGTGCCTTGAACTGCTAGGACAAATTTATCTAAATCTTTTTGTCCATTTTGTAATAAGTTATTAGTTTGTTCTATGAATTTAGCATTTACTTTTCTTCTTTCGGTTTCATTAAGTATACTTTTATATATTCCTTCTTGAGAATCTAATACTTTAGCCGCAGCAATACGATTAGCATTTAGATCCTTATTTGTATCTAATACTGTAGCTGCATATTGATTTAATGCTTCTGGATTTAATGATTCTGCAAATCTTAAAGCTGCCTCATTTGAAGCGGACACATCACCAGCTAACTGTGCTCTTCTTAAAATATCGGCTTTTGTAAATCTTAATGCTTGCTCTACGGCTTTAGTATAGTTTGTTGTTTTTATTGTTAATCTCCCAAAACTATCACTTAAAGCTTTACTACCAGCGTCAGCACTTTCAAAAGAAAGCTTCTCTAATTCAGTTAAAACTTCTACTACATTTTCTAATGGTACTCCTGCTCGAACTAATAAATTTCTTATTGGATTTAAAATTAAATTTGTTTCTTTTACTAAAGCTTCTTCTGCTGGACTTGCTGCTCCAGCTGGTCTTCTTGTTATACCAAGAGCTAAATCCTCTTCTGATATACCACCGACAGATCTTCCAATTACAGGAGTGCCAATACCTAATCTTTGATTTCTTTCAATTAAAGATGTTAAAGCTTCTGATAAATCTTGACTAAATTTTTGCCTTAATTCTGGTCTTTCTAAAATTTCTGTTCTTAAGGCTGTGCCTTTGCCAGTTCTTAATTCAAGTATGGCATTAGTAAATTTATCTAATTCTTCTCCAGTTAATTGTTTATCTTTTGTTAAATTAAGTATATTAGCTAAACTTTCTGTATTTGATGCGCTTGTTTGAAGCGCAACTTGAACTGCACCAATCTTTTGCTGAATATCTTGTAAGTTGCCTGTTTCGATTGCTGATTTTAATCCACCTATTAATTTTTCTGGAGTAGTAGCTAATATTGTTGCTAAAGCTTCATTACTTTCAGTTAACACCCTTTGCCTATCAGTATCGGTTAGTTCTTCTGATTTTAATTTTTCTAAAGAAGTATTGTAATCTACGACTGCAGAGGAAAATGTTTGTAATTTATCTTTATTATCTTCAATATTTTTATTTAATTGTTCTTCTGTTTGATTATTTTTATTTAGAATATTATAAAGAGCTAATGCTGCTCCAGCTAAGGTTGCAAGTATACCAGCTTTCTTACCAAAGATGCTTCCGCTCAATCCAAAAGATAAAGCTTTTGTTGCGATGTCTAACGCATCAGTAACTTTGTTTTGACCACCAACTAATTCTTTTAAAGTTTCATTTACGATTGGGACGCCAATAGAAAGAGCTAATAATGCTCTACTTCCAATAGCAAATCCAGCCGCAGCCAAAGGAGCAACAAAATTAGGAATAAATCCACCAGCAGCCCCAGCACTTTTAGCTTTTCCACCATATCTACCGATTCCTTGACCTAAACCAAGAGGTTCATCTTTCGTATTATAAACTCCTAAACCAAGTGGATTTGCAGCAGAAGTCAGTCTACGATCTTGGCCAATTCTTACTCTAGCTGGTGATACACCAGCCATAATTTCTCTATCTATAGCTTCATTTAGTGCAGAGAAATTAGGAATAAAACCATCGGAAGCTTTTTTACCTTTAGTAGTACTAAATCCTTCTCTTCTCCCGCCAAGTTCTTTATAAATTTTAGAAGCAAAGCTTTGTAAATTACCTTGAGATAACCCGCCTTTAAAGTCAGCGAGAAGAGTTGTAAATCCAAAAAGTCTTTGTAAATTTCCTATATTTCTTCCACCTCTTACGTCGAAATCACCAAAACCTTTACCTGATTCTAATGAAGTATAATTTAAAGCAGTTTTTACTCCAATTTCAAAAGCAGATCCAACAGCACCTCTTACTGCGCCATAAGCACCTTTTTCACCAGAACTTGAGAATGCAGTTGCTAAAGTTCCTCTATTTACAGTTTTACCTAAAGGTTTTAATGTATCAATAAAAGCAGTTGTATTAGTTAAAATGCTATCTGTTATATTTGTAAATAATCTTCTTTTATCATCGACTAAATCTCCTTCAAGGGCAGCTTTTTTCATTCCATAAACAGGAATATTTGTAATTGCAAATTCTGAAGATTTTCCTTTTGGAGAAAAAGGCCCAACTAATCTTCTAGAAGAACCAATAAATGGTAATAAAATACTTGCTATACTGCTAACATCTAGTGGAGTTGGCTTATTTAATACAGTTTGACTTTTTCTTTGAGCAATCTTTACATCAGATCTAACATATCCTAATTTTGCAGCATCTTCTTCTGTCATTCTACCAAGTCTGATTGCCGCTGCCATTTTTGCGTTACTAACAAAATTAGGTATAAATCCACTACTTGCATATGGATTGAAACCATATACTGAGGAGAACGTATCTTTGTATGTTTGACCAGCTTGACTTCTTGATGGTGGCATGATTGCTGGTTGACTTAACCCAGGGAATCTTTTAACTCTTTCAGCAGAATTATATGTGATAGATCCTTCTCCTGGAATATTCATTTTTCTTACATAACCAGGAGTATATCCACCAGCTAATGCGCCCATGATTTCTGAACTTGCAAAATTAGGTATAAAGCCTTGACTCTTGGCTTTTAATGTTCCACCCCTTGTAGTAACTCCTCTTCCAGCAAGACCACCAGCAATTGTTGCGGAAAGGGCTGCGGCTCTTTCTCTTTCTACAGTTTGCTGTCTAATAATACTTAAGATTTTATTTTCAACATCTAAAACACTAATTTGTTTATTATAAACAGCTTGTACAAGTGCTGGTTCTTGAGCTAATACTTGATTTATTTTTGTTTGGATCTGTGCTCGTTCTTGAGCTTTTACATTAATATTTAAAATAGTTTGTAATGAATCTGCAGCAAATTTTCCTAAGTTAATCAATAATTTTCCTAGCACTGCAGTAGCTAATACTACTCCAGGACCACTAATAAAATCACCAATACCCTCTAATATTCCCCTTCCAATTTTACCTCCAGTAGTCTTTGAATCAACATCTAACTGTTCTAATCCTCTATTTAATAATTGTAATAAATTTTCAAATGTAGGTTGAAAAGATATTCTTCCTATATCTGCGCCGACTTTAGTTAAATTTACAAATGTTTTATTAATTAAAGCAGATAATGTTTGATTTAATGCTTCATTTCTAAGTACAGCTTCATTTGTTGAGCTAGATGAAACTTTTAGTGCATTATTATATACTGAATATTCTTTACCTAAATCAGCTAAAGCAGCTCTTAAAATGTTTATCTGGAAAACGCCGCCGACTTGCTCTGCGACTTGTGCTCTTTGTGTATCACCCAAAGTATTGAAAGTCGTTGCAAGATTAGATAATATTTGGATTGCTGGTAAAGTATTACCTTCTATAGTTCTTACTTGAATACCAAGTTCTTCTAGCGCATCTAATGTATCTGTTCTTTGAATTCTAGTAAAAATTGTTTTAAGAGAGTTTCCAATTACAGCACCGCCTCTAGCAGTAGTCTGTTGAACACTTGTTACAATAGCTAACAATTCATCAAAATCTACGCCAACATCTTGAGCAGAACTACCGACTCGTTTAATAGCTTCTGCAAGATCCGCGCTACTTACTGCAAATGCAGCGTCAACATTAGCTAATTTATTAATAATAATAGTTGAATCTAAAGCCGCATTACTAAAACTATTGATAGTAGCAGTAAGAGCTTCTACTGATGCAATTGTATCTAGACCACTTAAGCGAGTTAAGATTAGTGCGTCTCTAGTTCTTTTTAATGTCTCTTCTAAACCTAAACCTTGACGAGAAAATTCTGTAGCAGCTTGTGCGACTGTATCAAAAGTTTGAGCTGTATCTCTAGCTACAGAAAATAAACCATCTCCAAATTTTTGTAAACTATCTGTACTAACATTTAAAATAACATTAATATCTGTTAGTGATTTCTGTACATCTATAGTACTTCTAACTAATGATGTAAAAGCTCTTTCTACCCCAAATATTAATCCTGCACTAGCTCCGAATGCAATAACACGAGCATTCGATGCGTCTAATGATTTTTGGAATTCATTTGCTGCGCCTGTAATTCTGCCAAGAGGTTGAGTAAATGCTTTTTCATTTAAACCTTTAAATTTAAAGTCTCTACCCAAGGCTCTTTGAATATCTCTTTCGAGTTGCCTTGTATCTGCACCTACAGAAATTGTAGCCGAAGTCCTAGCCATTCCTTATTCCTTTACTATAAGAAATTACACAAAATATTGATAAATTATAATAGTATTACTAATTAATTCCATGAAGCTTCATTAAATCTGTCATACTTAATGTTCCACCCATCTTTTCAGCTTCTTTATGTAAACTTACATTCTGTTCGTCTGCGCCAATTTTAGCTAAATCTTCTTTTTTCGCTCCAACTATAGAAGTTCCTACTGCGCCTTCATTATTTTTATTTTTAGATTTATTTAAGACTTCTTCAACATTTTTACTGCTTTCTAACCAATCTATCAACTTCTCTGGATCATCATAATACTCATCAGCTGGCTTATGTTTTGCATCAGATAAAGCATTTTTAAAATATCGAGCGTAACCAAAAACTTCCATCTGATAAAATGTAAGATTAACGATTGGTTTTCCATAAAGATAATATGGGTTATCGCTACAAATATTAAATAGACTTAGAAAATATGAAGAAAGAGCTATCTTTTTTAGGTTCTTTTCACTAAATTTTTTATTTACAATTCCATATATATTTATAACTTCAGAAAGATCTTTATTCTCTAGTTCATCAAATTCAGTTTCTGAAAAAAAACGATCCGTTAAGGATATATCTTTAAATAGAGAATTAAACATATAGTATTCATTTATCTTTTTATTAGCATAATCTTCAACTGTAAAACCAAGCAAATCTTTTCTTTCTGCCAATAGAGATATTAATTTAAAGTTTTCTTCTTTTATTTGTTTATTAATATAATCAATATCATCATTTTTAAATAATTTTGATTTTGTAGTTTTTAGCGATAATATATATGACTTTATATTGGCTACTTCTTTATTCTTATCTTCAGACCAAAGCTTTTCTTTGATGAGATATTCTTCTTTTTCTTTTTCAGTAGGAAGACCATTATTTTGAGCTTTTCTTATAAAGTCTTCTCTTCTGTAATCAACATCACCAGAATCAAAACTGGTATTGTGTTTATAATAAATTTTTTGATCTTTAAAAAAAGCTAAAGTATATCCATTTAATATATCAATGAAAAGAAGCCTTAGTTGATTTTTATCTTGAGTTTCCAATCATTATTTCTCCGAGACAGTATCATCTTTTTGAATTAATGCAAGCAACTTAGCAAATTCTTCTTCTGTAGCGGCTCTTCCAATATACCAGAAGCTAATAAGATACAATAATTTTTGTAGAGCTATTTTCTCAATATTAAATTCAGATTCTTCAATTTCGTCATATTTCTTAAGTTTTTCTTCGTAAGAACCTTCTCCAAAGAGTTCTTTCAATTTCTTATCTTGATCTTCGATTAAACTTAATTGTAGAACCCACCACATAATAGTTTTATTTCTTGCTCTATTTTCTGCGGTTTGTTCGAATAAATTAGCTTGTGCCATTTCATATTTTTGAAGCAAATCTCTTGCTTCATTCATTTCACTTATTACTTTTTGCAAAGCTTCTTTCTCTTCATTATTCCTAAGAGCTTCCTCTTTCATGGAGAGTTTTTGAAATTCACTTTGAAGATTGAAAAAATTATTATACAAATTATTGTACTCTTTTTGTTCTTCATCACTCAAAACTCCACCATCATTATTAAATCTTTTAGCTAACAAAGCTCTAGTTAATAACCCAGCTTTAATACCTTCTGATAATTTAACACCATAGAATAGCTCAGCTTCATCAAATAAACTTCTTGTTGGCTTTTTAATTCCAAGTTTAACTGGGACTGTAGTTTTAACCTTAGATGTTACTTTAACTTCTTCTCCTTTATCATTTGTAGATACATCTACTTTTTCAATCTCTTTTTCGTGGTAAACATCAAATGTAAACATTGTTTTCATATTTTTTCTCCATTATTTTCAACTATTTCAGTTAAATATTTTTTAATCTTTCCATAATAAACAACGCCGCCGATTGTTTTAATAAATAAGTGTTTTTTATCGTCATTCCAAGCTCTATAACTCTTAATAAAATTAGGATTTTTAAAAATAGTTAGATTTGGATTAGAAATTCCGAATTTATCTTTTAGATTCTTTTGAATGCTTTGAACTGAAAGACTATTTTCTATAATCTGGTCAATACTAAAATTATAATTAATCTTTTTAATTTTCATTTTATTGTTATGTTTAACTTACTAAAGCTTTCTTCAATTTCTCTTATAGCGTCGTTTGCATTATCAAGAACTCTTTTACGTATTTTTTGATAAGTTTCATCATTTATATTATAACCAGAATCACTTAAATCTTCAAGAATAAAAAAGAAATTCTTGTAAATATTTGTAATTTTTCTCTTTATTTGAAAAAGAGTAATATCCTTAATTGGATCATTTTCCATAATGTTACCTTTATTTTAACCTTTAACCTTAACTTACATTACACATAAAAAAATAACCCCCGCAGGACGCGAGGGTTATTTTATTGATAATATTATTTAAATATTATGCAAGACCACTAATGAATAGTCCGTTTAGACTATCTTGAGGACCACCTACTTGAGTACTGAATGTTAATGTTACAGACTTATTAGTTCCGATATCGGAGCTAAATTCTTGACTATCAAGTTTAGCACCCTTTAGTTTGAATTGTGCTACTGTATCTCTTGTTGTGGCGCAACCTGGAGCCTTGATTGTAACTGTTGGGCTATATGTTGCATTATCATTACATACTAGCTCAGCGATATTACCGGTGATAATATCTGTTACTTGAGCGTCTACGCTTAATGTTACTGTTAATGGGAAGTCAATTGGACGAGCGAAAGCAAATTTGCTTCCGAGTTTCTCAATTGGTGTACGAGCTAAGTCAAAGCTTAATGTATAGCTTTGGATGTTCATTGTCGTTACGTCTGCTCCTCCACCAGTTGTTTGAGGAATACTTAGAGTAATATCTCCTGGGCGAAGAGCACTAATTCCACTAGCAGAACTTCCGCCAACGTTTTGAAGAGCCATTGGCAATTGATAGTAATTTGCTAAAGCACCACCGTCAGCAGGATTAACTGCTGGGACAAAATTACCACTAATTCCCTTTTGGAAATTCATGTTAAGACCTTCAACATTGATTGTTGTGGTTGGGAAGTTGCCTACAGATCCTTCTGTGGAATAGGAACTGATAAATCCGTTTCCTACGCCAATAACACCATTACTAGCTGCGCTGGAATCGTTAAAGCCTACTGCATCACTTCCTTCTGGAACTGTGCGGATGAAATAATTTCTTTCGTCTTGAGTTGCATTTAAGAATCCAGAGATTGCAGAGATTTCGCTAGGAGATCCACCACTTGCAATTGTAAATCCTAAAATATTTTCATTAGCAAGATTAGCAAGAATGTAACTAAAATCTAGGGCAACAGTTGGGTTTGTTAAAATTACGCGATCAATTGCGGCTAATTGGCCGAATTGGTTTACGTCTGTACGATCTACTGTAAAGCTATAGTTAGCGGTTTGAATTCTTTGAAGTTGTTTTACTAAGTTTGCATTGACTTCTGGACTATTTGAATTGCCACCAATTCCAGGAGTCCATGTGCCATAATGATATCCAGTTGCTGGAGCTGGGCCAGCATACAAAGCTTCAGATTGATAAATTATACGATTTCTTGTTGCCATATTAAATATTCTCCATTTCTAGTGATTACACATTAATTTTAATGTTTTTCTGTTTTTTTTACTGTCTAGGATATCTATTTTGACTGAGTTCGAAATCAATAAAAGCTGTAAAAAGATTAGGGTTTAATTTATTATAACTATTACTGAGTCTACTGTCGGTTTTAGATACGCTAACATTGTCTATGTATAGATATTGAAAATCTGCTTGTTTTCCTGCAATTAATTCTTTGTAATTAAAGCATTCTCCAGTGCAACTACCCAACATATTAAATGGCATTTGATTATCATATATTAATGGTACAAATTCTCTGGCTGTATCTCTAAATATGCTAGTAACTGCATCTAATTTAAATATATTATCTGATAATACTATAGCCCTAACATTAATATATGTTGTGTCCATACCGCCAAATGCAAATGGCTCATTTGCGCCACCTTGATATTTTAAATATATAACAGGATATGTCTCTACATTTGAAGCCAATCCAGTAGGATTTTGGAAGGTTTGAGGTTTTAATTGAAATTGGGTTTCAAATAATAAATCCTCTTCTGTTTCGCTGGTTAAATAAATATTAAAATCTTTAACTGCGTAATTACCACTTATTGAAGTTGCTGCATTAGCTATAGGTTGACTAAAATATAATTGTCCTTGAGTAGCGTTTATTCCACTTAGATAATTTTGACCAACTTGCGTGAAAACATTATTAATATATACTCCACTTATAATGTTTGCTCCAGATATAGATTCATCTATTACCATTTGTTTAAATGGTGCACCATAAGTATAATAACCATAATACCTAGTATCTATAGGCCAAAAATAACTGCTATGATTAGTAAAAGCTTCTCCTTTAGTTAGAAGTTTATTATCGAACCAAAATAGCATACTAGTCATTGCAATATTATTAAATTGACTTTTCATTGTTTAAAGCTTTCTATGAAATCTTTGTATAGAACACTAAAATATTTTGTTGGTTTATAGGAGGCCCTTCTAATTTTATTTTTGCTTTGAATAGCTTTACCAGAGCGACTTGTAGGAAATAATAAACCATAAAGATAATTACTAAATCCAGATATACCTTTCTCTACACCTCTTAACCAACTATTTCCCGCTTCAAATGGCATTGGAGTATAAGACCTTAATTCATCTATAGAAGGAGTATTTACTTGAAAGTTAAACATAGCGCCTTTTCTTTTGCTTTTTTGTAGTTTAGTATTTTTTTCTATTGTTTGAATTAGATCCTCAATAGGTTTATCACCAGAATCAAATCCAATAAATGTATAGAGATTACCCTCTCCGTTTAAAGTGTTTGAGATGTTCGCAGAATCTTGACCACCAGCAATTTCTTTAGATATTGGATGTTCTAAAATTTCTGACAAATATTCATCTTTCTTTTCTTCTAAGATTTGATTTGCAATTATAATAGCTTCTTTCTCTAAAGACTTTAATTCAGCTTTTGCTATTTCACTCTTAAGAATTGATGTATTAATTCTACCAGCCATTACTTTGTCTCCTGTAAATAATATTGATAATAAGTATTATTTAAATACTTTCTTACTCCAGCTGTTGTAATTTTATTAAATGTTTTACCATCAAATTGAATATTTAAGGTTGTGCCGTTATCTATATAATTCTTGGCCTCCTCTTTAACAATCAAAGTTACAATACCTTCAGCAATACTTACTCTTAAATCTGCTAGTAAATCTTCGCTTTGTTTTTTATTATATGATATTCTTCCTCTAAACGTAGCTTGCACTGGAATATACTCATAAGATTCTGGCGTTGATTGTAAGTCATATCCAAATAATGGCGTAGTTGCAGGAGTAATAAGAACTTTTAAAGGTTCTTTATTAACAGTGAATTCTCTTGCAAAGTAATCGAAAAAATTTTCAAATTCTTGCGAAAATCCCGCTGCTACACTTGGATCTATAAAACTCATTTTTAATCTGCATTATATATTGTGCGGATATAATATAACGCATCTCTTTCAAAATCATAGTTTCCTGGAATTGTATCATCTCCAGCTACTTGTAGAGGAGTAACTTCATTAATCTCATACTTGTTAACAAGATCTTGCAACTCCTTATACTCTTGTTGACGTATTTGATAGAAATTTTTTAAAACTTCATTTTTATTAAGTTTTTGAACACTACCGAAATCATCTTTAATAGAAGTATAATCATTTATTGCAAGACTACCAGTACTTTTAATTTTTAAATCAAAGAAATATATAGAATACATTTTTTTGAATATATACTTTTCTATATCTGTTAAATTTGGGGTAATTTCTAAAGTAGTATTATCAATAGAAAATTCTGTGTCTAACATATTAGCTAATCCACCAATATTTCTTCTTATCCATGCAGCAATAGCAGCGATGCTAAAATCGCTTGGTTCGCCCATTTCTTCATATATTTCTTGAGCAATAGATGTAACAGTATTGATAATCATACCTTAAATTACACTTTAAATTATTATAAATTTAAAGCAAAGTTGATAATATTTCTTCTGCGTTAAATGCTTCTGCTATGTTATAATTACATTGATGAGGTAGTCCAACAAACTCTTTCTCTAATATAATTCCATCTATATTATGAGTAAAGACCTTTGCTTGATTTTTAGCTAATATATTGGTATGTATATTATAGCCTAACTTATCTGGGTGAGTTCCTATCCAACATACTGTAGAAGGAAGCATAAGGGCGGCAGCTGCATGTTGAGCAAAAGAATCTATAAATAATCTTTTTTGACTTAATCCTATAAGACAAAATATATCTCTCCAATTTCCATTAATTTTTTCTGTATTCGGAAATGATATTTGGTCATTACGAGCAAGATGAAATATATGATATCTCTCTTTTAACTTGTCTACTAAATTGATAACTAAAAATTCTGGGAGATCTCTTGCCCAACTATAATTATTACCTTCCCCGCCGCCATTCGTTTGCAAGAGTAATAAAGGTTTTTCTCTTTTTAATTTTCTAGCACTTTCATATACTTCTGCGTAATTTAAAAATAACCTTGGATTTTCTCCCGTGTATTTTAAACCCATCATACCACACCAAGCTTCAATTAAATGCTTATTTTCAACAACATATTCGTTACTTTGATATACTTCATTACCTAAAAATATGGTATCTTTATCTTTTATAAAATCTTCATAAAAATATTGAACGGTGTTTGATCTATATACTCTATGCACAAATGGATTATTGAGGAAAACTTCTGGATAAGGACAAATTACTATTAATTTTCTGTCTTGATAATTTTTACTTATGTTTTCAACAACCGCAGTCGCGGCTATATGTTTGCCAATCCCACCTTGAAGAAAAAAAACTACAGTTTTCAATTTATGCTAATAAAATTTCATTAGTGAATGAGGAATGGCCATTATCTCCATCTCTTTCAGTTTGAAAACTTACGTCAATTCCATAACAATTAATGTTAGGATATATTGTTGATAAATATTCATCTACCGGACCAATTATGGTCGATTCTGATAATTTTTTAGCAATTTCCCCCTTTATTATATATGCTTGCAAATACAACGCCGCATTTATTTTAAATATACTCTGTGAATGAGAACGTATATTAAAATTAGTTAGCTCAAGGCTTAAAAAGTTATTCTTATCACCCCAACCAAGTAAAAATATATCAAAATTTAGTTTATCTTTAACATCTTCTAAATCGTTAAATAATTCTTTTAGTCTGAGGAAGAAGGTGACATCATCTTCCATAATTAATGAATATTCATAATTTTGTGCTAATTTCCAAGCCTTTCTATGACTTTGCGCTACGCAAGCTTCTGAAATAGATATATTAACCAGATCTTTTTCAAAGTTGTAAGATTTAAGTTTCATTAAATCGTTTTGGCTGGTGGTTGTGCAAAAATATTCTTTTTGTATTAAATTAAGAAGATTAGCGTCTTTAACTTTGCCTTGATCAACATATTCTTTACCATCTTCATCAATATATGTAAAATCTTTATAATCAATAGCTGGTACTCTTTCAAATTCAACGCCATGAAAATTTAAAAGCCCAGTACTATGAGTTAATCTGTCTTTTCTTCGATCTAAATTAATAACAAAAGTTTTCATTATTATATTGTATTGTATTAATATATAATATCAAAATTATTTTTAAATCTTATAAGAATATTAAATATAATATATCTTATCAAAAGTTTAAGTTGTTTACCAGCGAAGCACAGGCTTCCAACTTTTTCCTTTAATTTCTTAAAGGGTTGGACTATATCTTTAGCTTATTAGCTATTGGGCGCTCTTGCTGGTTATTAAGAGAAACCATTTTCTCTCCAGTAGTCTCTACACCTTCCAAAGAATGGTCCTTGGCTTGGCTCGGTATTATCATCAGCATTATCTGTTAAGACTTCACCGAATTCACCCAAACACAGGCAACTAAAATATATTACACTTTAAATATATAATTGATTTCGTTTAAGTGGATTAAAATTGCCACCTGGGTTAATATCTAAATATACCATTTCATTAATATAATTTATAGATTCTTTTGATATTGTTCCGACTCTAAAAACATGTCCTTTTTCTGCGTTCATTTCTATAGATCCAACTGTATTTGGCCACCAATCATCTAAGCTTCTTCTTTCTCCATCATCAAAACCTACCCATGTTACATCAATGAATACTACTTGATTATCATATAAATTTTTGTATTTAAAAAGATCTTTTAAAATATTTTGTTCATTAGATATTGGCCATTGACTTCTATATACTGTATCAGGATTAATATTAAAATTAAGCTTGTTAAAATTTAAAGAATTTAAAGTTCTATTATCTATGGTAAATCCAAAAAAAGACCAGTTATTTACTTCTACTGCTTGACCCTTTTGTTGCCCAATATAACTAAATGTTTCAGATGATCTTAAATATCTATAAATATGTCTGCTAAGAAATTTTCGTTGTATAGATGGAGGAGTAATATTAAAATTATAAGGATTGTCGCTTTCAATAATTGCATATCTATAACTATCAAGAGCAGCTTGACTTAATCTTTGTCTAACTCCGCTACTAGCTGTTGTGCCAGCATTAACAGAACAATTCATCATGGCGCTGTATTTCCATACATTATATAACCATTATTACCAGTATGAAGAAGTGAAATTGTAGCGTAAATTCCAGCAGTTTTGTACTGATCAGCATACTCTTTTACATTCACAGTGCTTACTCCAGTAATTTGAACTTGACCCGCGCCAATTTGTATAATTGAAGTATTAAATCCAATAGGATTTCCAAGACTTATTCTTCCAGTTAAGATTGATCCAGAGTTTGCAAGAACAACTCTGCTGTTGTATCCTGTGCCAATTGAAAAATTAGTATTTACATTTAAAATTTGAGGAGTTACATCAAAAAGAGTATTATTTCCAAAGCTAGTTCCACAGCAAAAATCAATTAGCAAAGTACAATTACCAATAGAATTTTTAGTTCTTGACGAGCCATCGCTTATAATAGTAGCTCCATTATGAGTAATGTTATTGAATCTTCCCCCTAAAATTGTAGAATAATCTGATGTGATTGTATTTGCGGTACCATTAATAATTGTAGAATATAAAACTGTGTTCGAACAGCTTCCTGGATATGCTGCAGGAGAGCCTGAAATTGTATTAAGATTTCCATTTAAAATAGAAGAAAACTTCGAACTAAATGATAGATTAGGATGACCAATTTGATTATCATTACCATTCAATATAGAATTATTGCAGCTTTGAATACCGAATATTTTTTGTCTGCTACCATTACCAATAAAATCAAAACTTCCTCCCATAGATGCACAGTTAAAATGACCATTTCCTATAAACGCATGATAGCCTCCTATACCAAAACTTGCTCCCGAAACGAAGTTGTTAACTCCTACTCCGATAAAACTATGATATGATTGCATTCTTTGACATATACCATTAACGATAGTACTAAAAGCTGGATTAGCACTTGAAGAATTACAGCAACCACCTAAAATATTAGTAAACGTTTGAGTGTTACCATCAACGCTATTCAAAAAACCACCTAAAATGGTACTATAATTAACGGGGGAATTCAAAGTATTACGTTCTCCCCCTAAAATACTAGAGCAATTAGAGCGAAGAACGTTACAACAACCACCTAAAATATTAGATGCAAAAGAATTACATATTGTATTACAAAGTCCTCCTCCAATAAAACTTCCACATTCGCAACTAGCTGAACTAGTAATACAATTAGCCTCACCACCAACAATTACAGCAGCTCTATTTCCTCCAATAGTATTACAAAGTCCTCCACCAATAAAATCAAGACTTCCTTGAGCAATTACGCCACTGCATCCTATTTTATTAATAAGTCCCCCACCAATAAAACTACTACTATTAGTTATTACATGCTCTCTACCATTACCAATAAAACTATAAAGTCCAGTTATAGTATTATTACAACCATTAACAATTGATGAAAAACCTGAATTTCCTATTCTATTTCTATTTCCTCCTAAAATAACTGCATTATTGGCAAGTGTTCCTATGCTATGATTTATTCCAAAGATTCCACTTAAACCACTTGCTAGTTTGGTAAAATATATATCAGATTCAAATGTTTTAATACCATTAACTGTTTGATCTCCAAAAAGTAGTACTGCATTTCCACTTAATGAATTTATTTTATTATTTAATAAACTTCCAGTATTAGCTATCTGTCCACTAAAGATAATATCTTGGTTATTTATATAACCACTAAGTGAGTTTATTTTAGTATCTAATAAACTCCCAGTGCTTGCTGTTTGACCGCTGAATATAATATCTTGAACATTTACATATCCGCTTAGCGAATCTATTTTAGTATTTAAATTTGAGCCAGTCGTAGCAACTTCAGCTTTTGTAGCGTAAGATGATAAATCTATGCCAGTTAAAACTGGATTACCAGAAATATATACCCAACCACCAGACACATAAACATTGCTATCAATTAAATTTATATTTGTACCAGAGAATTGAAATTCACTAATATTACTAAGATCTACTGAATTAAATATACCTGTTCCTTGAACTTCTATGTTATCTATAAAAGTTTTATTACCATTTATAGTCTGATCGCCAGTATTATAAACTAAATTATTTGCATATAATTCTTTGAATATGCCAGTACCACTTGCAACTATAAAAGCATATGTATCAGATTTTAGTGCAAATGGACTAATTGGATATAAATTTGTTGTGTACAATGGGCCACTTGAAGGTGGAATTGCTTGATTTAAATATGGATTCCAAGATATAATTCCACTTCTTAAATTTATATTTCCGCTATATATTGATATATTACCTTGATTTAAACTAACACTACTATTATATATAGAGACAGGAGTAACTGCATTGTTATAGTTTTTTGTATAAAGATAAATTCCTGGGTTTCCATATCCACTAAAATCATAAAATTCTATTTTTGGAGTAGTTGTTAAATCTGCAATTATATACTTTGTTCCAGTATTATAATCATCTGTAAAATAAATATATTCATTATCTACATAAACATTTTTAGATAAAATATTTACAAAACTTTCTGGATCACCATTTAAATTATAATCTGGAATAATTTCAAAATTACCACTAATTAAAGTTTTTGTGTCGCTATAAAAGCTTTTGTCTCCATATATTATTTGACTACCAGTATTATAAACAAGATTTGGAGCAATGACTTCATTGGAAAAAATTCCACTTTTACCTACTAGAGTTTTAGCCTTAAATATATTTGCCATGTCCTTATTCCTTTTGTTGGCTTGCACCAAACTGTCGCTTTTTAAGGCGAACTAAAGAATCAGATAGAATTACACTTAATAATATTATTGAATACTAGCAAATGTATGTATTTTAGCTCCAACTTCAGCTAAATCATCAGATAATAAACCTGTGTATCCATAAGTTTGAATATTACTTATGCTTAAATTATACAATATGTTTCCTGGAACTTCTAGTGTGGCTTGAATCTTTGGTATAGGTCCACCAAAGGATATTGGATAATTTATTTGATAAGAGTCACTACCAGCAGTTAAAGGTGTTGTGAATATTTGTTGATTAGATAATATTGTATTAATTTGATTCTGAAGACTTGCGCCAGTTGAGTTTAAATTGATTATTGTTGCAAATTTGTTATCAGCTACGCCACTATAGTTTTCAATATCTTGTCTTGAAGCAATTTTATTTAGTGTTGAGAGATCACTTGCTCTTGTAGAAATGCCAAAAACAAAATTATCACTATGATCAAAACCAATTATTGGTCCAGGATCATTAATGCCAGTTAATCCTGCGCCAGTTACAAAGAAGATGCCTCCATCTACAGCTCCACCAGTTAAGTTTAAAAGTATATATGGACTTTGAACATTAAAGTTTTGAGTACTTACAATCGTCTCTGTGCCTGTTATAGTAAGATTATTTATAAATACAGTATCATAAAAACTTTTATTACCATAAATATCTTGATTTCCGAATGTTAGAACAGAGACTCCACTTAAAGAATTTATTTTATTATCTAAAATTGAACCAGTATTATAAATCTGTAAAGTTAAACTATTGATCTGAGTTTGTAGATTACTACCTGTTACATAAAGACCAGATGCTAGGTTACTACCAGTCGTAAATAGATTCGTGGTAAGCGTATTTACTTGCGTCTGTAACGAATTACCAGTCAAAGCAAGATTCGATGCAAGCGTACTACCAGTCGTAAATAGATTCGTGGTAAGCGTATTTACTTGAGTCTGTAACGAATTACCAGTCGAAGCAAGATTCGATGCAAGCGTACTACCAGTCGTAAATAAGTTCGTG